TAAAGATGAAGTTGTGCATGGTATCTTTCGTTAATATATGATACCTCACAATAACACGTTAGCATAACAATAGGAGATTAGATTGATTAGAATCTTCAAAGGAATGAACTCCATTTTCAAATGTAAAAACTTCATTTTCAAATGCAAATTTTACATGCATTCCGTAGATTTTAATTTAAGCGTTTTATAATAGCAATATTGCCAAGTATATTTACTGAAACTTCAATGTCCATTTCTTTCTTTATTCGATGAACATTACTGCAAAGTTTATTTTTGGCTAATTTTCGATCATATTCAGATTCAGCTTGTGCAATTTGAGGAATTGGACATCTTATAGATTCTCCAATTTCCAAAGTTAAAAGACCTTTACGAATACTTATTAGTTCAGGTTTTTTAGATTTTTCTGCAATTAAAGCTTTTACTGTTAAAATAACTTCATCAGTTTCATGTTCTGAAAGTTTCTCTACTACAAATTCTTCTTTCTTCTTTTTCATTAGGTGTCAAATTAGATATGTTAGTAAAAAGAATAATCCCCAAAGTAATGCAACAATCAGTGTTGAAGCATGTGCTATTAACTTTATTTTAAAGTATTCAGATAATGAAATTTTAAAAGAAGTCCATCGAGATATACCATGAGTCTTTTTAAACTCATCAAGAGTTGTAATCAACTTATTATATAGTTCTTCTTCTTTAGGATCTTTATATGATCGTATTGTATCTGGATGCATCGATCTCTTTCTACGTTTAGAATATTCCATTGCTTCCAGTTCTTCATCACTAGGAAGATTTACAATATTACTTATTCTTCCAACTGTTGTTCTTGCTGAAAGATTCACAATAACAGAAATAGTCATATAGACTAATGCAATCAAATAAATTGTCATAATGAATGTGAACATAAAGTTTATTTTTAATTAATAGTCGAAAGGGGTAAAAACCTTTCTCGCACACTACTCATAGATTAACTACTCCTATGAGTTACTTTGATAAATATGAACATTATCTGTTTTAGTTCATAACCTATTGCTAGTTCAAAGGCATAGCGCAATACTATGCTGCCAATCTCAATACTTCTTAAAATTAGTATTGAAACTACGTTCTAATCTTCCTAGAGATTGAACTGTTTTTCTGCTTCAATGAGTAGTGGATAAGACTACCTGCACAATGCTTGAATTGCAATTTTCAAAAGCTACTATACTCATATCACTATGAGCAAGGCGATATCATTTTATTGTTTCACAACAATTATCAATACCGCTGCCTCCTCGTTTCATATCAGTGGCAGTGTTTGTTATGTAACCTTCAAGTCGGTAGGAAATGAGTGCCAATAAAAGAACGTTGAAACGATTCATAAGTCTCTACTTAATTAAGTATGACATTAGTTGTAAATTTGTTCAATTGTATAATGCACAGGTGGAGCAATTAATTTCTTAAATACTTTTAACACCTTTGAAGCACTACCAAGACAATTCGCAAAATGTGGATTAGATATTTTGAAAGTATTAGTTTCATCTAAAGTATCCAAATCAATATATCTATAATCACTTTTACGAACAAAAGGATATGATCCTTTCCTAATAGCATATTTTCCATTTATTTTGTGAATTTGATAAGGTGCTTTTGCATATTTCAAACCATTCACAAAATAGAACAATCGTATTTTTCCAAACATATTATTTAATATTGGGATCACCACGTTGAACAGTATTGTTGGGAGTTTTATTCAAAACATTTTGAGCATATTCCCAAGCTTGCATTACATCTCTATCGAGACACGATTCAAGTTTATGACAATGCAAAACATTTGCTACTTTACGAAAAGTATCTTCTATCTGTTTTGCCTGATAAGTCAGGATTGTTAATTCTTCCATTAGTATCAGATTTAGGTAAAACTTTCAATGAAACCTTATATATAACCATAGGTCCAGATTCATACATTGGATATAGACTAACAAATTCTTTTTCAATTGTAAATATTTCAGGATATCTTGAAAGAGAATTTACAAATGCACGAATAGCTGCTACTTCTTTCCAAAGATCATTTTTTTCAAAATCTACAGGGAAAGTAATAGTATTTATCAATGTAATTGGTTCAATCTTAGCCTCACTCAAAGGTTTAGATTCAGGAAGATTTGTTCCAAAAAGCAATCTCTCAATCCATTTTAGGATTTTAAGTTTTGTTTGATGTTTCATTTCTTTTCGCATTACGTTTAATTTCCTCAGTTATGTCAATTTGAACTCTGATAGATTCTTTTGTATATGCAGTTTGATGTGATGCAACTTGATATTCTTCTACTTCTAAATAATAGATTTTAAATCCTCTATCTAAAAGTCTAAGTATTTCATTATCAGTAATCCATTTTGTCATAAAGACAATAGACTTGAAAGCACAAAACCATTCTTTACCATTCAAATCCATATCAATATGTTCATCAGTATCTGGATTCAAATCTAAATAAGGTTGAGGAAAATCGTGATATCTTTCAATTAATGCATGAAAATCATCATTGAGGTATACTCCTCTGTCATGATTGAACAACCCAATACCATTAGAATGTTCTATTCGTATTAGAGATTTCATTGTTAAAAGAATTATTTGTTTTTACTCAATTTGTGAATTCTAGATTTTGCCCAATAACTAAAATCAGAAGGATTTAATGAAGGACTTTCATGAAGACTTCCAACTTTATAACAATCGTGCATAAGTTTTAAAAGAGCTTCTTCAGTAAATCTATGAACTTTTGTAAGTTCTAAAGAACCTTCATCTGAATTTTGACTTACTTTAGGTTTGTCAATTACATCAAAAGCATCTCGAATTGCAATAAGTTCTTTAAGAGTCCCTTCTTCACATCCAAAACCTATTTTGAAGTTTCTAACTTTAGCATGAGATATATCTCTAAAACTTTCCCAATCTCCATTAGAGAATATGCTAAGAGGATAACCTGCTAGTTTTGGAGCAGTTTCAATATAATCGATTGCTGCAATTATTTCATCTCGTGTGATATCTCCATATTTTGTTTCAGCAAATTCACTATTTTTGTGAATTTGAAATCTTACTTTTCCAAAATAGAGAACTTTTGTAGGAGGTAATACTTCTTCTTCTGGTAATTCACTTAATGTTTTACAAAGTCCCATAATTGTAAATTTGAGTTTGAGCTTTATTACTATTTCAAGTAATATACTAGCACTCCTATTCTTCATTTTATAGTCAGAACTTTTATGACTTATAAAAACCACAAGATGTGCAGATACATCTCGTGGTGTAAATTTAATCCAATAAACTTTTAGTAGTTTCGCCCCCTGTATAGATAGTTTATACTCTATCAGATGTTTCAAGGTCAACCTTGATTCTTCTATCTTTTCAGATTTACTCTCAAATGTGAGGAAGGGAGCCACCTCTACTAATATCAAAAATACTTATTGTAGACTTCAATTAGCACTTCATATTGTGCTCTAGCCGTAATCAAAGTAATTTCTAAATCAAAAATAGAAACAATTTGATTTTTAGCGAAGTCTCTCGATGGATTAACAAAAGGAGTTTTATCCATAGCATTTATTGCTGCAGAACGAAGTTCAATAGTTTCTTCATGTCTAGCAATCATGTGTTCAACTCTTGAAATTCTATCCAATAGATCTTTTTTAGAAATATCAAATAAAACTTCTTGAGCAGCAGGAGTATTTGCATAATTAGCAATTATCTTACTGATTCTGGGTTTCTTTTGATAAGCCATGTGAATTATTATTAGTAAACAAATGTTCAATATAATTCTCATTTATTTCCATAGCCCTATCTTTAAAAATAAAGCGCATGAACGTATTTGCGATTTGTGCAAGTGTAACAGTTTTAAACCGAATTGTATTACAAATAATCGCACCACAATCTCTTTCATAGATTACTTTGAATCCATGATATTTTGTAGCATCTTTTATTGGCACAAGTAATCTAACTTGAATACCAATTTCATCCTCTTGACAAACTCCATCTACATAATATTTGCCAACATGAATATGCTTTGTAGAAGAAACTTTACGAAGAATGCCTTTGAAACTAACTTCGTGTTTAGGTAGATGTTTAACTCTAACACCTAAAATGTTACGATAATCTTCTGTATCGTTATAACACCTGACGAAGTTTTCTTTGCACAATTCACGAGTTCTATCTTTACTCAAAGTAATGTTACATTGAGGACATTTACCAAATGGTCCATCAGGGTTTCTCATACGATTAGGATTTAAAGATCATCAAACAAAATAGGTATTAAACTTTGAAATCTCTCTTTAAGAGGATTCATTAAATCTATCATTTGAGGATGTGCAGCAGCACCACAACGAAGTTTAAATATGTGTCTCCATTCTCTAATATTAGCAGAAATATTTATTTCTGTTTTAAGAGAATTAGGAAGAACTGAACGTGCTTGTTGAGGCGACCAACCTAAACTTATTAACGTTTGATATGTTGTTTCTGATCCAGCAAGTGAATGTAAAAACCAATCAGATGCATGTTTATTATCATGTTTTACAATTTTATCTAATTTGTCATTAACCCAATCATTTTCCCACCAAATATAAGTATCTTCTGATAGATACAACCAACTAGGAATAATGAAAGTAATATGCTTTTCATTTCCATAATTACAATATCTAGTTGATTCTTGTGCAAAACTAGCAATACGATGTCTTACTAATTCATGACTAACACCTCTATCCGTAATAAACTTAACAGTGATATTTCCACCAAATTCAAGCATTGCTTCATGCTTTCTAGAAATTAGTTTAGGAATTAATTTACGAGCAGATATAGAATATTGAAAATTAATATCACTCATATTTATTTCAACAAGTTGTGTAGAAACATGATTAACTATTTCACTTTTTTCGGATAAAGGAAGTAATTTAGAATATTCAATTCTGCCTTCACTCTTATAACAAGTTCTAGCAGCTAACTCAATTTGTTTAAGAATCTCTTCTCCATTAATAGGAGTAATAATCTCAAAAGATTGTTTGATCAGTTTCATTTGGTATCGTAAGATTTAAAGTTTGTTTTGATAAAAACATTTTCTACACTATAAATTATTGGAGAATACCAAAATTTGCAACTTATTTCGCATAATTCGGCTCAATTCCAACAACTTATAATGTAGAAAGTAATCAAACAGTAAGAATCATATAAGCTGTTGCATAAGTCTATTGATTATGTTTGATTGATTCAGGAATAGTATCTGGAATCGAATGCATACCAGCAAGATTTGTATAATTATGTCAATATTGGCTTGGTTTAGTTGAATTTGTATTATGATTGAAGATACGATCTGTAATATGAGGTTTGATTTGATTTAAAGGATGATTTAGGTTATGATCTGAAAGATGATCGGAATTAGAATCTGAATTAGAATCTAAGTTAGAATCTGAAAGATGATCTGTTGTATAGGTTTTGCAAACTACATTATAAAGTAATGGTGATTTTAAGGAAGTGTTTTGAAAAGGTATTAATGTGGATGGATATGTAGGCGCATCTAAACACATATTAATTCTATGTTACACGAACAAACCATTCTTTAAAACTCATTCCTTTACCACGTTTCTGAAACCTATGAACTTTAGAAGGATCAATGTCTTTATAAGCTACTTCTTCGTCCTTACAAATAATAAGCATTGCTAAAGTTTCCCAAACACGTTTCTTATTAGAATCAGATCTAGGTTCAACAATATGAATATTCTCTTTAAAAGTTCTACAAAGTTTCTCAATGATAAGATGTTCAACAGTTTCATTAAAATCCTTACTAGGAATTGAAAAACTATAAAATCCTACAACAGTAGAATATCTAATATATTCTTTACCATCAGCAGGATCATTGTAAGACATTCTATGAATCGTTACCATAACTTAAACCTTTTAAATATGTTCCAAGGTCTTCTCTCAATCGTAATAAGAGCAATAAGATAGTTTTCACGTGCAAGACGATCTAACATAATTAGATTCAAATCAACTGAATTCTTACCAATCAATTGTAGACCAATCCTATCTCGAACATTTTCAACAGGAAATTCCATCCTAGTAATGTCGATAACATTTAATTTAACTTTAAAAGCAGTTCTTGGAAGATTAAATGTTAGCATCACATCAGCATCAAACATCCTAATATTGAGAAATATTGCTCTAAGAATGTTCTCAAGTAACGTGTTAGGAAAATGACTGAATCTAACATGCAATCTTATAGAAGCTTCTTCAACAGTCTTTATAACAAATATAACAGAAGCATCTGAAATAGTTTCAAGTGTAAGTTTCATCGCTAATCTAAATTTAAGCACTATTAACAAAAATACATTAGGTTAAAAATAATATTGAAAGTATGGAGTCCGAGGAAAAGAAGAAGGAGTTAGGAACTTAATCCCAACTCCATCAACATTGCTATCTGAATGCGACAGCCATCTCTTCCTTTGAAAATCCGAAAGAGGTCATCAATTCCATCTTCTTTTGCATAACCTCTTCCATTACAGAGAGATTACCTTTTGCAGCAGCACGTGCTCCAATTTCAGCGGCAATTTCCTGCGATTGAAAAGACGAAAGAGGAAGAACGGTAACCAAAGCTTCTCCACTGTTGGTGTGAACCTTAACGTCGCCATTTTCATCAAGATACTCAGTCGTGTCTTTAATCCGTTCTTCAACGGTAACATTGACCTTAGAACCTTGATGAAGGGCTTCACGATAAGTCAAACCATTCAATGAAAAGCCTTCGAGTTGTCCAAGCGAAGTAATAACTCGATGAACTACGCCTTTAGTGTCAACAACACTGATAAAGCGAAAAGCACCTTTGCTACCGTCTTTGCTTGAAAGATCACCAGTAATATCAACGATTTCACCGGTGAATGATTTTGATTTTGCAGCGTTCATAGCGCATATGAATTTAGTTACAGAGCAGGACTATTCCTACCCCGACAAGTGCTAGTAGGGTGAATATTACTCTGATAGTGGTTATGAATATTACTCTTTTGTTTTAAAAAAGAACCCTAGTCATTAAAACTAGGATTCTAATTAATTCAATCTCTTACTATCTTACGAATAGTATAATCACCATAAGCGAACATACCAATCATAGCAGCGAGAAGAGCAAATAGATAACTTGCTTCATGTTGTTGAATAGTATGAAGAACATACGATGCAAATACAGAAGCAATAAATACGAATGAATAAACAAACCATTTCATAATAATAGTTTTTAAAGGTTAATGAACTAAGAAAGGATAAGGACGAATAATCCTAACTCTATGACAAATTCTTGGACGTTTTACATTCACAATTAGATATGAATCTCCGATCCTCACTGTCTTAAGAATTAGTCTTGCATTTGGATGTGTCATGGCAGTTAGTATTAAAAAAGTTTAACAAATAATAGTAAGATTGATATGACCCTATTAAATTTTACTTTCATTATTCAGAGAAAGATTCAACGATAGGGGGCATGTCAATCACAAGTTTTAGTAGGGGGTTGTCTAGAAGGAGGTTCCTCTATACATACATATAAACTACCCTACCATATCTATAAAAACATATATACAATCATTTCCAAATTCAACTCCAATATTAATTAAAAGTTGAACCCTTATATTAATTTTAAAAGTTAAACCCTTATCCAGAGTTCTATAAAGAATAGTATACAGAGTTCTATTTTCAAATTCATTAATAGCACTATTATCATTAATATTAACTTAAATCCTATTTAATCCTTCTTTCCTACAGGGATCATTAATACTAATTAGTTCATAATTTTAAATATTAAAAGTCTTATTAATTAAATCATTGCTATTATCATTTAAAGATGCATTAATGTTAGTTAGTTCAGAATTTTTTAAATTAATATTAATTTAAGTATCTTTATAAGTATTATAAAATTTTGACGAAAGGTATTGATTTTTTCAGAAATTTTTTATAACTTCGTATTCTACTTGTTAGAACTTTAAATGTAACACATACTATATTTAATTCATATAATAATATGAATAAAATTATTATTAATAATAAAAAAAATAAAATAAAAAATAAATTTAAAAAAAACTTAAAAGATTTTATTTGTATTTCTTCTAAAGATACTTTTTATAATACTACAAAAGATATTAATGTTAATATTAATAAAAGATTTTTGTATAATTTTTGCCTTATATATTGTAAAAAATAAATAAATGTATTACATTTACATCATTATTAATTAAAGATCATTTTCTTTTTTAAACTTTTAATACTATTACAATGAGCACAGAAAATCAGAATGCAATTGATGCAAATGAAGTTGAACCAATCTATCCAGTAGATTGTGAAAATCTTGATGATTCAAAACCTTATAGGTTTTTTGAAAGTGATGGGACTACTGAAATTGTAGCAATTAGAGATTGTCATACGTGTTGCAATATGCTTCCTAGAAACAATCATGTTATTATTAAAAATACTTGGAGAGTTCCTGGTATGTTACTTAATGATGAAAAATCATTAAAATCTCAATTAGAACCTTATAAAAAAGAGATTGTTGCTATTCAAGATACTAATTCAGCATTTCAAATTGGAGATGTTATTGAAGTTGCAGCAGGTTCAAGTATTATGCCTGTAATGGTAAAAGGTAATAATCTTAATATTAAAAATGTAATGGAAGTTTACAAAGATGGTTTTCAAAAGCATAAGACTGATAAGGGATATAGTGGAAGAACTTATGAAGCAGTCGATTACTATCTTGTTCCAGCAGTAATCATTGCAGCAATACAACTCTAATGTATATCGAAGAAAAAGATATATATGCTAGTATTGTAAAAAAACTACAAGAGAATCCTTTTACTCGACAACCTAGTTGGGTAAGAGGATTTCTTCTTAATGAAAATAAGATTGAGATACTAGCCTTACTTCATAGTCTACAAAAAGAATGTATTATAGATGCAATGACTTCATTAGATGAAACAATAGATCTTCCAGGATTAGGTAGATTTGTTCTTAATACTTCAAGAAAAGAATTTGCGGATATACTTCATGAAAATCCTCAAATGGAAGTTGAAGAAATAGAAAAGATAGTTGTTGAAAACTACATAAATCGGAAGAAACAAAACAAAAAGAAGAAGTCATGGAAACAAGAATAAAAGGTAGAAAGATTTACTTTGATGAAATAAAACATAGATATACAGATGATATGGACAATGTCTATACATCTACTACAACTCTTATTGGCAAATATGCTAATGAGTTTGATATGGAAAAAATGGCAAAGATATGTGAAAAGATTGGAAGAAATCCATCACATCCTAAGTATAGAAAATATAAAGGTATGAGTGCAAATGCACTTATTAATTTATGGACAAGAGAAAAAGAAACTGCTTGTGAAAAAGGTAGTGAAAGACATGATTATCTTGAAGGAACTATTAAAGAAGTTACCAAATTTAATAGTATAAATAAAAATCTTGGAAGACTTTATACTATTGATGATATATTAATCGATCATAATTTTGGAGAAGTAAAACTTGAACAGTTTGTAAAAACTGGACTTAAAGAAAAGTATCCAGAAATTTATAATATGATTCTAGGTCTTAGTAAATTAGGATTTAGATTTTATGCTGAAATAGGAGTATACGATTCAACATACCTTATTTCAGGTATGATCGATTTACTTGCTGTAAAAGGAGATACATTTATAATAATAGATTGGAAAACTAATAAGATGCCTTTGATGTTTGAAGCAGGTCATTTTGAAAAAGATATCAATAGGAATATAATTTTGAATTCTTTTATTAAAGAAGATAAGAAAATGAAGTTTCCCTTAGAACATCTTGAAGATTCAAATGGAAATCATTATGCTTTACAACTATCTATGTATGCACATCTAGTAGAATCATTTGGTTTTAAATGTTTGGGTTTAGTAATATTTCATATTATGAAAATTAGTGAAACTCAAGAAGAAGTTGTAAAAATACCAATGCCATATTTGAAATCTGAGATAAAAGATTTGCTTGCAGATCATAGTAAAACTCTAGTTAAAAACTCTCAAAAAAACTTGTTTCAATGAAGATGATTCCTTTTACACCTCAATCAATGAATCTTCCATTTGCTCCTAATGGATTAGATTTTGATACAATTGAATCTATTGCTAGTAAACATGGATTCCCAATTTTTAAACCCAATGATAGAAATGGATTGAATGATAATATTAATGTTAATATTTGGGTAATCAGAAATTCAAATACTACTGCTGGTAAGTTTGATGATTATGAAATTCAGTTCTGGTTTGATTTGAATAAACGTCAATGGATATATGAAGCATATACTGTTACTGCAGATCCTAGTGATATAGCTTTAGAACATCCTATTAATCCAAATGGAACTGCTATTATCGCATATGGATTTCATCATCTTAAATGGCAACTTGGATTTCATAAAGGAAGAACTGATCATCCAGCATTAGTTCAATGTGATAATCTTTTAGTATATCGAGATGCAAATAGGGATAAGATTCTTGATTATCCTAAATTTGAAATGTTTAAAAGTGAGAAAGATATTATACATGGTTCGCCACAAATATTAAAAGTAAATGGAACGAATATGTTTGATTATACTTTACAACAAGAATCATTGCATATTCCAAAACTTATCTTAATGTATAACGATCAAGGTAAACAAGTTTTTGCAATGGAATATGGAATGTTTGGTATAAATAATCATAGAGCTTCTGCATGGCATAAACTTGAAAATGTAGGATTGTATAGTGAAGGTTGTATTGTTCATAATGATCCTGTTCATTACGAAACTTTCATAGGAACTAACAGACGTTGTAGTAAGTTCTATGGTAGTAAGTTTTCTATTACAGTTTTACCAATATCTGAATTTAAATAAAATGAGTAATAGAACTTATCAAATAGTTAAGATAATTTTATACCTTTTCATTCTATTAATTATGTTTTTTGCATGGAAAGGTGTGAATAATAAATTAGATGTAGTAGTAACATCTAATACAACCTATCAAGAAAACTTAAATAAGTTAGATAAAAGAATTGATACATTGAACTCTAATCTTAAAGAGAATCAATTATATAAAGATAGTCTAAATAACAGTCTAATTTCTTTAAACAAATTAAATCAACAAACTTATGATAAACTTCAAAATTATAAAAATTATCTTAGTCCTACTATTTCAGACGATAGCGTTTGTAGGTTTATCACAAAAGCCATATATAATACAAAGTGATACGCTAGTATGCTACACCCATTGGGAAAATAGACGTATAGCGGCCTTATTATATAAAGGTATATATTCAGACACCTTGGTTACAATACAGGGCAAGCAAATTGACGTTTTAGGCCAACTTGTCGAAAAATACAAATTCGATTCATTACTATATTCACAAAAAATCACTACCTTTGAAACGAAGTTTAAAATGTCAGATAGTCTATACAATAAGACTTATGATGCTTATTTAGTTGAAAACAAAAAAGCTAAAACTTTAAGAACAATTGGTTTTATTTCAGGTGGATTAAATATACTATTACTAATAATTTTGTTATGATTTTATTTACTCGAAAAGGTTCTGTTATAACTCCTACTCATGAGATAATGAGTTTTCCATTTTATTCAGAACTAATAAAACAATATCCTTCAGATGAGACTGTATTATCTATATTAAGATATATTTATTTTGTTTCACATAGTGAATCACATATTGTTGAAAAAAGACTTCCAAAAGCAATTTCAGTTAAACAGGCAAAAGAAGCAAGTCATCTTCCTAATGAAGTGAATGTTAATTCACCAATTATATTAGATGCAATTCAAGCAATAGAAAATGCAAGCAAGGATATTGTTAAAGAATCTATTAATAGAGTTCTTGCTTCATTTGATAAAACTGGAAAAGTAATTGATAAACTTCTTCAAGAAATAGACACACTTTATGAAACTTCTGATAAAGATAATTTAAATAAAGCTTTAGGATATCTAAAAAGTGTAATGGATTTATCTTCTAAAATACCTGAGATAACTACAACACTTAAAACAACTTTAGATGCTTATAAATCTAAAATGGATGATAAGCAATATGCAAGAGGTGGAAATGATATTCCAGATTCTTATGAAGGTGATTCTGAAATTGAAGGAGATTAAGAATGATTAAAGATTTTCTATTAGGTAAAATACCATTTAATGGAGAACATGTAGTTTATGAAGGAGTAGAAATTAAATACTCCTTCATAGATTATGTGATTTCTGATAAGTCACGTTATGCTTCTGCAAGTAGCATAAATCTTATCGATTTAGATAATGACTTTCTAATAGATAGAAATGAAAATCTTCTAATGAAGATTGATTTCATGTTTATTAATACTGAAGTTTTTACTAAAGCTGCAGATCATTTTAGAGAACACAAGTGCTATACATTTGCTGAAAGAGGTTCTCAAGAATATAAGGCATTTTATAGACAAGAAACTATACGTCGTAAAAGAGGTATGACTGCTAAATGTAAGTTGTATTTTAAAGACGTTCCTGAATATTTTGATCCAAATGCTCCCGAAGAAAGAAAAAAAGAATTATTACACGATCTTAGAATTACAGGAGATCATTATAATTTCTTAAACTATACTCGTATGATGCGAACTAGAACTCGTGAAGAGGAACTAGATGCAATCAAAAGAGGATTACGAAAAGGTAAAAAAATTAAAGATTTTCCTAGATTCATAGATGGTCAATATTGGGAACATAAAACTGATGAGTTTTGTATTAACAATGGACTTAATCTAGTTGAAACTAAAGCACGTAGAAAAGGTTTTACTTACAGTAAGGCTAGTCATAGTTCTAATACTGTAAATCTATATAAAGATACTTCTATATTAAATCTTGCATTTGATATAAAATATCTTACAGATGCAAATGCTTTGAGTCATATGATTAAAGCAAATCTCGATTGGCTTGAAAGTAATACTTATTGGTCAAGAGGTTATCTTAAAGAAGATCTTGCAAATATACAACTTGGTTATAAGAAGCAAAAAGAAGGTAGTAAGAAATTTGGATGGGGTTCTAGTGTATTGAGTTATGCTACAAATAGAAATGAATCTGTGGGTGTTGGTAAAGATGGTGCTGAAATCAATTATGAAGAATCTGGTAAATTTGCTAACTTAGAAGATACAGTTAATATTACAAACTCTTCAATTGAAGATGGAGATTTAGTAAGTGGTATTCAACGAATGTTTGGAACTGGTGGAACTAAAGATGCTAACTGGTTAGATTTTTCTAAATTCTATTATAAACCTAAAACTTTTAATGGTGTATCATTTGCAAATGTTTGGGATGATAATTCTATTGATACTGCTGCTGGGTTTTTCTATCCACAAGTATGGGCTTATTTTCCTTATGTAGATGAATTTGGAAATTCGGATATAATTAAAGCTTATCATATAGATACACTTAAAAAGATTGCTTATGCAAAAGAAAACTCTGCAACAAAAACAAATATATTTATTGGTCAACGTGCAAATAGACCTTCTGAAGCATTCTTAAATACTAATGAAAATATATTTACACATAAGGCATTAACTAGAAAATTAAGAACTATTCAAAATCCAGATACTGTATTTACATATAGAGATGGATGGATAGAATATAATGAAGATAATAAACCTGAATTTGTTAGCAATCTAACTAGAATGACTAACAATGAATCTTTGTATGAATATTTATTAAGTGATATTCCTAATGTGGATAAAGGTGTTAAAGGTGCAGATAGAATATTTTATTCACCTTATAGAGATACTAATGATGATATTCCTAAAGAAATGTCTATAACAGTATATGACCCTTATGGAATTGATAAAGATAAAAAAGAATTAACTAATAAACATTCGTTAGCTAGTATTCAAGTATGGGGATTACCTAATAAACATTTTCCTAATTATGGATTTCGTTTACTACACAGTTATTGTGGAAGATTGGATACTATGGAAGAAATGGATTTAAAAGCATTAGCAATTACAGAATATTATGGTTCATTACTTGTAGCAGAATTAGATAGAGGAACATGTTTAGCAACTGCTAAAAAATATAAAAAAACTAAGTTACTTGCAAATGATATTTCTTATTATACTGATCCTAAAGGTAAAGGTTCAAATCAAAAAGGAATTGTTGTAGGCTCATATGAAAAAAAAGCTGAATTGCTTACAAGTTTTGCAGATATGCTTTATGAAAAAATATCAATAGACGAAGATGAAAATATATATTACAATATTGATAATCTAAACGATCTACCTCTGCTATTAGAATTAGCTAACTTCAAGACTGGTAAAAATTCAGATAGGATTAGTTCTGCTATTTTAGCAGTTCCTTACATGAGATATTACCAAACTAAGATGTTTAATGCAGGTTATACTAAAGATAGTGCAAAGTCAACTATTGCAAATAAAACTCACAGAAAGAGATTAGCAGAACTTTTTAAAAATTAATTTGAAGATATGAATAATTTTTATTCTAGTCAAAGGGTAACATTTGAACAAAAACAAAATCCAGATTGGTATAAACCAGTTGCGGATCATATAATAGATTTAGCTACGAGTTACAATAATAATAAAGATTTAGTTGAAAAACAATTGCGATATGCAAGAGGTATTGTAGATACAGCTGATATTCTAAAAGAACTTAAAAAGTTTTCAATTGATGGGTCTACAGTTGTATTACCAAAACATATTGATGAATTTGAATTTATAACTGGAATTGTTGAAAGATATATTGGCGAATATATTAGGAATTATTCTGATTTTGAAGTTTATAATAATGATCCTGAAACAGTAATGAAACGTAACCAAACGTTAAATGCTTTTTTAGAAGATAAAATTTTTGATGTTGTAATGGATAAATTTAGTGAATTACAACAACAACAAGAACAAGCAGATCAACAAGCTCAACAGCAAGGAGCACAACAAGCTCCTCAACAATCTGCTCCTCAATTAACAGAAGATGATATTAAAAAGATTCGTAAAGATTTTTTAGATACATGGATTGATGAAAAGGTAATTGAGTATAGTAATGTAATTCATTTATTGAATGATATTACTGATGCTGAGATTAAATATATTAAAGCTTTCTTTTATTGGTTTGCAACTGAACAAGTAATAAGTTACAGACGTGTAATTGGAAATAAAGTTTATAAAGAGATTGTTTCTCCAGTAGAATATTATCGAATAAATGGTAATAATAATATGTTTATAGAAGATGATCCTATAGGAGTTAGACAAGATCTTATAACGATGGACGTATTAAATTCACAACATCGTAATGATCTAGACGCAGAAGATTATCAACTAATATTACAAATGGTAGATACAGGAACTCAGAATGGAGAATATCTCTATCCTAATAAAATACTACAATCTAGACAAATCGAAGGTAGTATGGCTAGTATAGGAGTTCCAAGTATTGATGGTGCTACTGATCCTGTAATGTTTACTACAAATGGACTTATTGCAAGAAGTCATATAGTATTTAAAAGTGAAGAAGAAATTCAAATTCTTACTTATCATGCTGATGATGGGAGTATCAAAACTAAAGAAGTTGATACTGATTACGAACTTGATCCAATGATTGGTGACATATCTTTAACAGAAGATTATATTCTTAAGGGTTACGAAATGTATAGATTTGGATCAGGAGTTACATCTATTTATACTAAACCTCGATATTTTGAACCTCAAAGAGTAGATATTAATAATTCTTCTGATTTGAAATTACCATACAACGGTATTACTGGAATTTTAGGAGATGGGCATTGTAATCCTATTCCTTCAAGAATTGCTCCATTACAAGTAATATACAAACTATATTCAATTCAACTTGAGAAAGCAATATCAAGATATAAAAATTTAGTAGTTATTCCTGAAGATTTAATTGAAGATAGTGAAGAAACTTCCAGAGTTGAAAAACTATCTATTGCTAAAGAAGATGGATTTTTATTTGTTACTACTGATAATGTAAACTTGATTCAAGGAATTAGAAGTGTTTATATGAGTGGTCTTGAAAACTTTATAAAGATGATTTCTGAATTAAAAGTTGAAGCTAAAAAAGAAGCACTTGAAATAGCCTCTATGAATGAACAACGTTATGGAGACATTAATAGTTCTGCTGGAAAAGCTACTACTGAATATGCAATTACTAAAGCTACTACTGCAAGTATCCTATTGTTTGAAATGTTTAATAAATTTAGAGAACGAGATGGATTAGCAGATATCGATGCAAGTAAGTTAGCATGGATTGATGGAATTAAAGGGAGTTTCTACAATAAACAAACTAACAAAACTGTTTATGTAGATATTCCCGGAGAACAGCATAATGCTAGCAATATAGGTATCACATATAAGAATGGAGTATTAGAATCTGAAAAGAAAACTCAACTTGCGAATCTGGCATTAGCAAGTGCTCAGAATGGAAATCTTACTCTAGCTGCAGAAGCAATTGATAGTAATAGTATGGCTTCATTGAAGGAGATCATTAAGAAAGTTGAAGAACAAAAAACAGCTTTGGAACAAGCTAATATGCAATATACAGAACAAGCGAAGAAAGATATTGAACAAATGAAACTTCAGCTTGAAGATATGAAAGAGAAAAGTGCTGAAAGAATGAATACTGAAAGTGAGCAAATGGAAACTGCAAGACTTGAATATCAAATGTCAATAAAGATGTATGAGATACAAGCTTTGTCAGATAATGCAAATGGAAAATCAAATGATGTGGAATTAAAACAATTAAAACTTGGAATAGAACAACGAAGATTAGCTCTGGATACTCTTTCTGCAAAACAAAGAGGTCAAGAAATTGCAATTCGTAGTAGACAACAAAAGAATCGACAAAAATAATTAATTTATATCGACACTATAATATAGTAATTTATTTTTATTATATTTGTGCATTGCTTATACCTATATTATATGACTGCAAACAAGTAGCAAAATGCTATCTTTGATAAAGATTTTAAATACAAAAAATTAAAACTATGCTTGAACCAATAAAACTTCCTGCAAACATAAAGGTAAATGAAACAGGAGATGTTATTAAGGATGATACTTTAATTCCTGATTTAGATGAACAGGGAAATCCTATCATACCTGACGATGTAGACAAAGATAAACATGAAGAAGAAACTGATAAAAATTTATTAGTTATCGATCTGAATGCAGACAAAGGAATTTTTGACATTGCTGATTTTAAATTTGAAGATGATTCCAAAACAGTTATTCAAGATGGCGATAATGAAATTGAAGCCTATCTAACTGAAAATGGGGATTATATTAATAAAGAAGGTAAAATATTATTAACAAAAGATGAAGCTGAACAACTTGCTGCTCAAGCTGATACTGAAGATGAAGATAGTTTTACTATTGATAATATATCAAAACTTAGTGGCATTGAATTAAAAGATGCTGATGGTAAACCTTTAGTATTTGAAAATACTCCTCAAGGATTTGCTGCTAGAGAAGCTAAGATTAGAGAACAAGCTGTAGCTGAAACTAAACAAGAAGTAATAAATGAATTCTTTAAAACGAATCCTGATATTGCTCAAGTTTATAATCATAAGCTTACAACTGGTTCAATTAATAATTTCGTTCCAGTTCAAAGTCTTACAGAGAAACCTCTTACAAAAGATGATGTTGAACTAATGGAAAAGATTATAACTGCTGCTCAGTTACATAAAGGAGATTCTCAAGAAAGAATTACTAGATTTATAGGATATAGTAAAGCTGATAATAAATTGATGGAAGATGCTTTAGAAGCACAAATTTATCTTAAAACAGTTGAACAGAATAAAACAGCTGAGACACAACGAGTTGCAAATGAACAGAATACTAAATATTATGGTATTTCATTTGAAAATGGTAAAGAAGTAGTTCATGATATTGAAGGTTCGATTTATGATAAGATTGTAAAGAAGGGTCAAATTAGTGGTTTTAGAATTCCAGAAGTTGGAGTTAAAATTAAACGAGAAGATGGTTCTATACAAACTATGTCACGTAAACAAGTATTTGATTATATTTCATATGCCGCAGATGCAAATGGTAATACACAAGCAATGATCGATTATAATAAACGACTTTCAAATGTAGATGAAAAACTTCTACTTTATCTAACGACTTTAATGCATGGAGATTTATCTCAACTTAGCAATCAAGTTCGTGATGACAATAAAGGTAAACGAATACCTACAATTACTATTGGTAACAAGAAACCGGCTTCAAGTAGCAATAAGCCTCGAATAATAAAATATAATCTTCCTGTAAAACATTAAAAAACTATGCGTATTCTTTCTCAAGGTGCATTCATTGCTGAAAAGCATTCGAGCACAAATATGTTAATTAATAATCAACTTATTGATCCAGTAGATCTTTCTAAAAATCTTACATGGATGTTCGGTAAAGATACTACATCTTTCCCATTAAGTATGATGACTGAAGGTAACGGTTTCCTTAAGAGTGTTAAACCTACGGTTATGAACGACACTCAATATAAGTGGAATATCATCGGTAGGATGAAAAGGACTTCGATGTGTAAAGGTCTTTCAGGTGTTAATGCAACTCCTGGTTTATATACCACTCCAATTAAAGTAATTTTTGAGGATAAGACTTTCATTAAGAGTTACACTCTTACTTCTCCTGATAATCTTTTTCAGTTCTATTTAATGAATGATGGTAATAGATTGGGTGCTAATTCATACGAATACCTATTGATGCCTATGAACTTGAAAGAAGGTGAATCAGTTGATTTATCTAATTTCACAGAAGGTCTTTACTGGGTTATGGGTGCTCCTATCATTGCTGCTGCCAAATCAGATGGAACTAGAAGTAATTCTTATACTCCTGGTAAACTTACAAACCAATTTGGATATCACAGATATTCAAAAGGTATTACTGGTAATATTGCCAATAAGGTTTTAAATATCGAACTTGATGCCATTGATGAAAACAACAAATCTACGAAAGTAAATAGTTGGATTCCTTTTGAAATGGCTATCTTTGAAAGAGAAAGACGTTTCTTGAATGAAAATGATCTTTGGGTAAGTAAATATAATAGGGATAATAACGGTAAGATTATGCTTCAAGATCCTGACACTGGGGAAGATATTCCTAGAGGTGCAGGTGTTTTTGAACAAATCGATTCAGTTGGAAATTCAGATTCATATGCAACTTTAACTCTTAAGAAGTTCGATAATACTATCAACGCTATCTATTCAAATAGAGACGATGATGGTCCAACTGAAATTATTCTTTATACTGGTCGTGGTGGTGCAAGAGAATTTCATAACGCTGTTATGACAGATGCAATTGCACATCAGTATTTTACTCCACTTGGAGATACTCAAATTGGAACTGCAAATGGCTTCTTAGAATATGGTGCTTATTTCAATAGATACAAAACTATTGATGGTAAGATTATCACTGTTCAAGTTACTTCTTATTTTGATAAAGGTCCAGTAGCTCAAATGCAACTTCAGAATGGAGATACTATTGACGGTCTCGCAAGAGAAAGTTTCACAATGGTATTCCTAGATCACTCGGTTGCTGAAGATGGTGAAAGGAACGTTCAACTTGTTGCTGAAGCAGGTAGAGAATATCAAGTTGGAATCTATAAAGGTATGACTCCACTACCTAAGGAATGGGGTTTGAGTAATGATATTCGTATTTCTGATAGAAAAGACGTTGCATACTACGAAGTAATTGATTCATCGGGAATCGCTATTAAAAACGTTTCAACATGTTTCTATCTTAAGAAAGAACTTTAATCTAAATAAATCCTTAAAAGTAACAATATGAATTACACTAGAACTACAAGAATAAATTGGAAGTTAAACCCTTCATGGTTTGAAACACAAAATGAGAAAGTTCTTGTAAAAGAAACTATGAGAATAGGAAGTTCCACTTCTGCTGTCAAAGCTATGACATCCAGAGAGGAACTTCTTAGAACAGTAATGCCAACTGTAATTGGTGCTTCTGCCAATACTGCTTCTGTAAATTGGCAAAAGGAAATGAATGAACATTTCAATAGTATATCTGTTGAAGTTCCAAAAGGTGGTTATGTTCTCAATCTGAGTATGGATTTTAATATTGACGATCCTGATCCAATCAGAGCGGCATATATTAGAACCCTAAAGGACGAACAAAAGATAACCACTTCTGAACAACTTATGAATTATGTTGTAAAGGAAATGATGAAAGGAAATATCAAAGATGATTCACTTTATAAGTTTGGTCAATTTGAAAATCCTTCTGATTATGTTCTTTATATTTATTGCCTCGGTTATAAAGCCGTAGCAAATAATCCTAAAGATGTTCATAAATCTGCTGCTATTAAATTTTATATTTTTAGCGATAGTGATGAAGAGCGTAGAAAAGAAGAAGCTGAAAAAAGAAGTCTTGAAGCTACTAAAAAGTTTACATCTCTCATTGTTAAAGATCAAGATGTTGATACATACATGGCAATTTATATTGAATTGTTCCCTAATTTGGTTAGAGATGCAATTAAGATGCCAATATCATCTCTTCAGGCTGGTATTATAAAAGTTATTTCAAACAAAGAGGATGAAATAATTAAGATCCTGAATGACCTTGATCACTACATAGATAAGTCTCTTATTTTAAAATATGAGGCTCTTAATCTGATTAAACGTCTACCACCTTCAATCTTTGTTGATCCTGAAAATCCTTCGTTTATCTTTGGTGAAAATCTCGATCAAGCTATTTCATTCTTTCATTCAAAAGATGAAAATAAGATTAAGGTTGCGAATGCTTTGAAACAATCTTATTTACAATTAAAAAATCATAAGTAATGTATAATTCACCTAAAGAACTTCATATCGGAATTGATCTAGTGTTGCAACATATTACAAGTAATAGGAAACAATCTATTCTTCCTGAGCTTAAAGATATGGTTTTAAATTCATCATGTCTAGCGTATATTGATAGCATCATTGATGATCGTAGAAATAAACGAAATGAAGGCTTTGAGGCGAATCAATTAAATTACGATGAATTAGCTCCATTAAAAAAGACTTGTTCTATTCCATTATATTATGTGGATTCTACAAAGTCTATTGGTATTCTTCCTTCTGATTATAAGAACCATTCGAGAAGCAATGTTAGTTATTATTACAATAGGAATGGAATCATTCCTAATTTGCAACCTATCAATAAATATGTTGCAACTATAAAAGTAACTGATTTTACTAGTGCGGATGGTCTCTTATTTTCAACTTTCAAACTATGGATTGAAAGAGATACAATTGAAACATTGTATACTATTGATACTGCTATAATTAAAGTAGTTGACAAAGATGGATTATTCATGTTGGTTAACGATGTGTTAGATAAAGTTGGTAGAAACAACTTTGAAATATATTGGGAATATTATGGAGATACATATGCGCCAACATCTTTTATAATTGTTTCAGATACAGAAATAGTTAATGGTGGTTTAAAAGATGGAGAAAACAGTGCAACGATCAATACGATAAATTATCAATTATCAACTTTAAATAATACAAAAACTTCACCAACTGATTTAATTAAAAGTAGTGAAATAGATGAAGTATTAGGAAATACGATGTATACATTAAATAGACATCGTAAACCTTTAATAGATATTCAACAAAACAAAATCATTGTTTTTAAAAATAATAATTTCGATGTTAACTCTCTTTCTTTAACATACATTAAAAGACCAAGATTGATAAATATTAATACTGGAGCAATGTGTGAAATAAAAGTTGGAGAAAAGATTGTAGATTTAAGTGCTCAAAAACTTAAAGCTTATATTGAAGGTAGTTATCAGGCTATTTTAAACGAAAATAAAACTAATTAAAATGATTCAAAAATTTATTACTGTTGGTCTTAAAGGCTCAACTGATAGGTTCTCAAAAGGTCTTACTGCTGGCGATGTTATCGGTGGGATTACTGATTTGGCTGATGGTGGAATTACATTTTTAGGACATGATGGAGTTCTTTTAGTTCCTGGAGTAACAGGTGCAGCAATTGCTGCTAACCTAGGTCTCGATGCAACTAAGTATGGAACTTTTATGGTAAATCATGGTGGTGATTTTCAATCAGCTAATCCAATGAATGCCGGTAAGATCAAAACTGTAAAAAAGACATATGTTGCTCCAACAAAGTTTACATATGCTTTAGGTTATAATGCTGCATCAGGTCTTACAACTAAGAACATCAATGCTCCTAGTGATTATACGAATTATGTTGGATTACCTGTATCTTTGTATACATACGATCCAATGATTGTAAATGAAAATCCACTTCATAGTCGTCATTATGAGACGTTAGTGCAAACTGGAGATTCTACTGCAACTATTCTTGCTCGTTTAGTAGCGCTTGTGAATGCTGATTCACACGCACATGGTGTTGCAACTGTTACGAATTCTACAGTTTATTATGGAATCCAATTAGTAGCAAAAGATTACGATCATCCTATCTTTGCAAAACTTGGTGATCTATATGCAGGAACTGCTTATGCAATGGTTTCTGGAACTATGGGAACTCCTGTAAGTGATCTAGTTGCATTGGAAAATGAAGCAAAGGTAAGCAATGGTCAGAATCCTGCTCCTGCTGCAAAACTGTTTGGAGAAATTCCATCGTATATTGATACAACTTTGACGTATGTTGCATATTTCATAACATTTGTAAATAAGACTGAATCTCTAAGCACCGAATTTGAAATTCAAAATGTTATCGCTGTTCCAACAACTTCTACAGCACTGATTGCTGATATGGATTCTATTCTTGCTGCTCTTGTCGGCTCTGCTGCTGAAACTTGGGCATAGTAACAAGGTGACACATTTAATAAGCCCTTCTCTAATGATTTTATTTAGAGTAGGGCTTTTTTACTTAAAACAAACACTATTGTGAAAAATACGATAACTCTCAAAAAGGTTTCTAAACCAATTGAATCAATTGTCGAAGCGCAATTTGATGGAACACCAATAATAACATTATATGATACTTATAGTGATAGATCCGTTAGTATAAATAATGCTGATACATGGGAGTCTGTATACTTTAGAACAAATAAATTAAGAGATACAGAAGTCAAAGCCATGTATGAAAGTGCAACAGGTAAATTGTATATCAATGCTATGGATGCAAGACAATATCTCGATCTCGATGAAGAGATAAGTGTTGTTTTAGATATTCAGGCAGGTGGATATATGACTTATCATAATTTTCTTAAGTTTTATAATTACGATCTTGCTTTTGATTTGAAGATGCTAACTTTAGATTTAAATCATATTGCGTATGCTTCTTTTGCATATAATTACAAACCTTATAGTAAAATAGTAAATCTATTTAAAAATAATAATTCTGTTAGTACGAATGTTAAATATCTAGTTGGAAGCAAATATTATAGTTCTTCAAACATATCTGGAATAACTCAATTTATTTCTCCTACATTTGTAGATAATAGTTTAGTAACACTTGTTTCAGAAAATACTTTTATTAATCCTGATATTCAAATATTTGAAACTGTTGTAGATACCAGTGCCCCTATTCAAATCATATTACCAAAATATGATCCAGATGTTACATTTCAAATGAATCCTATAGATGGCAAATACGTTATTGGTAAAAGATACTCACCAAATATAATTCTAGATTTTACAAATGTTACTAAGTTTTATATAGATGGAGTTCTTTCAAATCCAGATAGACAACTTGGAATAAATTACGAATGTAAATCTGATACAGGCAAAGTAATAAACACTCGTGAATATATGGGCTATAATACGACAGGTATTCAGAATGTTAGTATTTATCCATTTGAAATAGATGAACCTGGTAATATAACTAATATTATTACTTTCTTCAGACTTGGAGAAATAGCTAATCTAGTATATGCTTCTAGTTTGCAATTAGGAACTTATATCAGAATGACTGTTAGATGGGAATATACTCTATTTGAAACTGTTACAATTTCTAATCAAAGTCAATTAGATGTATATAAAACAGAAGATAGTTATTTTTTACCTGTAATGGATTTAAATGTTGATCTGCAATATTATAAATATTTTCAATTGACTCCTGTAAACGTTGGAGATATTCCAACTATAAATGAATCTTTAGGAGATGAAGTTGATTCATATTTCCAAGGTGCTGCTAATTACATTATATCGTATGCGGATTTTGATGCAGGTTTTACTATCAGTGTAAATGGAGTATTGACAACTAGAAATAAAACTAATGAAACTGGAATTCCAGCATTATCAACTGTTACAAAACTACATGTAATTACTGAAAAATATCAATCAAATATAAGTATTGTATCATATGAAAATATAACATACACTTTATATCAAATGAATGATGATAAACTTTGGGATACAGTTGAAACAAATAATATCGATACTACTGAAAAAATACTAAGTCTCCCAGATGGAATATTTAGAATAAACATTGTAGATTCTTTAGGAACATATGATTATATATTTGTAGCATATCCTACAATATTGAATGGTAATACTAAATATTTAGGAAGTTTGTTACAATCATATCCTAGCAATAATCCTCATGCTTCGTTTTATGACTTCAATGTATTTATAACTTTGAAAGATACATTGTATAGAAAACTTAATTACATGTATTCTTTTGATTATACATATCAAGATTTATACGATGCTTTGATTAGTGAACTATATGTATTGAAAGATTTAATTGATAATCTTAAGAAATATGTTCCAGCATAATATAAATAGTCGAGATGAGAAGATAATAAAGTTTTTAGATTTAACTAAAACTTATTATAATAATTTAATTAATCAACAATTAGATGAGGATGCAGAATTTAATCTAAGTAATGCTTATAAAAATATCATATTTTTAAATACAATCCTAGAATTACTCGATAATCTCTTCTATAATGAAAGCAAATTCCTAAAATGGAGTGAAATAAAGGTTAGGTATAGTTTCGATAAGATACGCTCTAAATTGGCATACTATGGCTACGATTTTGATACTTTCCTATCCATATATTTAAAGAAGTATAAATTGGAAAATGAGATAGATAGTCCAATAGGTCAAATGTCTATTTCTGATATAATTGAAGTTAAACATGAAATATTAACAGTTACAATACCTACAATTCCTTCTACTATGTTACAACTTATATATGGGTTAAGTTCTACGTTAGGTTCACTTACATCTGATGAATATAACAACGGAACGGTTGTTAATATATCTGACACATATGGTTATATGCAATTAACTATATCGAACATTGTAAATAAGATTCCATATTTTTTAGTTCCAGTTGGTCATACTATAAACAGTATTAAAGACGGAGAAGATGAAACTGCAACAGATTATAGAAAATCTACTATAACTTTAAATGGTAGTAATTATTATTTATATCAATTGAGTGGTATAACTTCAATAGATGTTTTTAAACGTAGTTTAGCAATAACATAATGAGTATAGATAAAACTTCTTCTTATTTTTTACGACGTCAAGAACCTTTAGATAAAAAGGCATGGCTTGATATACAAGGAATGAATTCTTTAGTTCTTAGTGATAGATATCCTTGGATGTTAGTTGTTGAAAAAACAAGTGGACAATTATATCAATTACAACCTGTAGCAATACCTTCTACAGCAGATCTTGTAAATGATTGGACATTTAAACCTTTTTCAACTGGTGGCGGAACATCTAATTATCAAAACGTAATATGGACAAATGGAATTCCATATCAAATAGGATATGTTGTATTTTTTGGTGAAAAGATTTATATAAGTAAAACAATAAATATTGATAAAGCTCCTGTAGTAAATGGAATATTAGATACTGTCAATTGGTATGAATCTGGAATTAGTTTGTATTCTCATCCTAAGAATCAAGATTTGAGATTAGGAAGAAGTTGGAATTTTATATCTGCTGTTGGTTATACTCCTGCAGGCAATAGTATGCAAGGATTAGATATTAGAAATTATTATAAAACTGTAAATACTTGTCAATTATCGATAAAAGATAGTGCTTCATTTGGTAGTTTAGTGATTGACAATTCAAATGGAATAAATTTAGAAGATATAACCGTAAATGATTTTTTAATTGTTTTCAATTTTTATAATGGAGTAGATGTTAATACTCCACCTGCAACAACTAAAACAATAACATTTAAAGATACACTAAATGTTTCTAATACAGATATTTTTCCAATGTTTCTTGGTGGAAAGGATATCACATTTAGTTCTGATGATGGTGCATTTGGTCAATTTATACACTTCAAATTAGATATTTATAATAGAATCTATCTTTATAATAGTTCTAAAAAAGATATTACTGCAACAGTTATTTCTTCAGATTTGAAACCTGTATTGGCAATACTTCCGGATTTATCTAATTTTCCAACAAATGAAATAGGAGACAGATATATTGTGGCAAATAGTATATATGAGAAATATCCAAATTCTTCAACATATACTAAAGTATTAGATGCTAGTTTACTAGAATTAGGACAAGCAGTAGTTGTTCAAACTAATCCTGCAAGTTGGTATATTTGGAATGGAAGTTCGTGGAATAAGGATGCTGCATATGATCCAAGTAAAATTGATAATATTGTAGATTATTTTAATGGTAACAATCATACATATAAGAGATTTACTGAAGAACTTGTTGCAGATCCTACAGGTGAAAGTTCTGAAAAGATAATTGTTCCAACTTACATTTCAGATGGTATTACAAAACATTTGACAGATATTAAAACTTATTATTCGGATTGTGCTATCGATTCTCCAAATACAAATCAAGACGGAGATAAAGTTACAATATATAAAGTGTTAAGATATGATAATATTGAATTAGTAAATAATGAAAATTATAGAATGGTTACAGCTTTTGTTCCATCTGATAAAAAAGTTTATATGATGATATATGACATAACTAATTCAAATAAATATTTAGATTGGACACAAATATATCCTATGTCTGTAAATTCAATTGCAGAATTTAATCTAGGAGATTTTATAAATAAAAATAATTTTATATTAAGTATTGATGAAACATCAAATAAAATTATTGCAAAAGATTTTTCATATACAGACATTGTTCCTTTAGAAGATGATTTTCAAGGAATGAGTAAAAATCAAACATTCAATAAGATTCCAATTTCAACTATGATACACGATATAATACATAAATATTATAAGCCTGTTGCAACATTTTTATGTGGGATACCTACATATAATGAACTAGGAAGTCAATTTCCAACTGAAACATTGTTTACATGGATATATCAAAATTCTCAAAACATATTGATAGATGCAGTTTCAGGAATGCATATAGAAATTTTAGATTCTACTAATGGTGGAGCAATATTATTCACTACTGATAATGCAAATAGTTCTGAATTAGTTGCACTTCAAAATCTTACAATTCCTCAAGTTCAAGTATTTAGACTGCAATGTTATGATATAAAAGGAAATCTTATAACTAAAGATATAACTATATATGGTGTTAATCCTATATACTATGGAGCCAGTAATCTTGAATCATTGGCAGATACAGATATACTACTTATGATTAAGACATTGATAAATAATTGGAAAACTACTTATCCTATTGCAGATAGTGGGTATAAATATATAAATATTCCTGTTTCAACTGGAACGCCTGTTGCATTTAAAGATGCTGATACAGGATTTGCAATAGATATGCAAAGTTCAATAGTTATAACAGTAAATGGAATAGATTATAATTCATATAGATCGACTAACATATTACATTCTTCAGTTAACATAATTGTATCATAATGAGCACAGCACAATCAAGTAGTGGAGTTGGAGTAACTGGAACAATCGTTAGAAAAGATCCTAATGATACGTATCCTACTCATAAAGCCTCTTTAGGAAAAGGAGGATATTTTGAAGTTGATGATATTGCTGCAAGAGACAATATACCAAGTGAACAAAGAACTTTAGGAATGCACGTATATTGTGTTGCAGAAAATGAAACATATATACTTAAAATAGCATTAGATAATGCAAGTTGGGTATTAGATCAAAGTGCTGGAGTTACAGATCACTATGCTCTAACACATATTGGAGTAAATACTCACGATCAAATAGATGAATTTATTTCAAGTAAAGGAAATGCAAATGGATTAGTTCCTTTAGGAGCTGACACAAAAATACCAACACAATATATTCCTGCTTTAGCAATATTAGATGTTGTATATGCTGCAAGTGAAGCTGAAATGTTAGCAGCGTCTGTTCAAAAAGGAGATTTGTGCATAAGAAATGATGAAGCAAAAACATATATTTTAAAAACAGACGATCCTACACAACTTATAAATTGGGCACTTTTATTATTTCCTGGTAGTGTTGTTTCAGTAAATGGAAAAACAGGAGTTGTAGCATTAAGTTTAACAGATCTGATTGATGCTTCAATAGTAAGTCCTGTAAATAGAAATTGCATAGTATATAATTCTACAACAGGATTATTTGAAAATAGAATGGTTACAATGGACGATATTACAGATTTAGTTACAACTTTATCTGCTAAAGCTCCAAGTATTCATACACACACTGTTTCTCAAATAACTGATTATATTACCGATATTACAAGTAGATTACTTGCTTATGCTCCAATTTCTCATACTCAAGCAATATCTACAATAACTGATTTACAAAATCAATTAAATACTATAAATACAAATCTTGCAGGCAAAGCCCCAATAGTTCATACACATGTTATTGCAAATGTAACAGGATTACAAACTGCATTAGATGGAGTAACTAAAGGACTGGGTATAGCAACTGCTGCAAATATTTCTTCTATAACTACTTCAATGGTAAGACTTGGAACAATATTATACATTGAAGATGAAACTAAGTATTATAAATGTTTAGACAATGCTACTCCAAATGTGATTACTGCTTGGCAACAAATTGATGGAACATCTTTTGATAGTTTTGAATTATTTACTACAGATACACCAACTATACAAGGACAACATAGAGATAGATTGTTTGAATTAGATATTCTTACAAATTTGGCTACTAGAAGTATTCCAATCACTTTAAAATTTCCAATTAATATTTTAACAAATGGGGATGTAATATTAATACCTATTTCTCAAACTCCTATGAAATTTATGATTACAGATATATATTATGTGTATACAACTATTTCAGGAGTTACTGTCACTAACCCAGCATATATAAAAATCGGCAATAATGCTTCAAAAGATAATATATTAGGATCTACAAATTTACATGTAGATAATATAGCAAATTCTTTAGCATTGTTTACTAAACTAATCCCTTCTACAAATTATATAATCGATTTGACTTCTGCAAATGTTGTTATGAATATAACTCCTCCTGTAAGTGGTTGGACTATTGGAGCAATTGAGTTATTTTTACAAGGAATAATTTTATAACCATGATAAAATCAAATAATAAAATAGTAAAATCGAATGATAAGATTATAATAGCAACATCTAAAAAGATTTTTACATTTTTTAATAGAGACACTACGACATATGTAAAATTTGTAATAGGAACTATTGTAAATATGACTATTTATTTAGATAATGTTGCTTATAATTGTATTGGAGGTGTTAACACAGTAGTAAATATATCTTTACCTAGTATTAAAAATTACGATGTTATTGTAAATGACAATGATTTAGAAAACATACGATATTTATATATAGGAAGTTCATCTTATGCTAAAGTGATAGGAATTATTCCAAATAGATTTAATAAATTGATAAATTTAGATACATTGCTGATATTTAATAATATGGATATTATAAAACAACAACTGAATGTTGGACTTAATTTAACATATGTATATTTATATAGAGGGAAAAAAGTTTTTACTACATCTATGTTGAACTCACTTACAAAATTAACTTCTGCACAATTAGATCAATATGCGCAAGATGAAGATTTTACAACATTTTTTCAAAATAATACAAATCTTCAAGCCTTAAATATTAGTCCAGCATCAGGAACAAATCTTGTAGGAAATGCATCTGAAATATCTGCAACAGTAAGTTCGATATCATTAGGTGGGAATTTTACAGGTGATATTTTAAAACTAATTGAAAATCCTATATTAGCAAATGTAAATTTAACATATGCTCCTTTAGTATTTACAGATTTTACAAATCTTCAAAGTTATAATTTATCTCTGTTTCAAACATCTTACAACTCAAAAGCTGATATTGAAACTGTATTAACTCATTTTGGAAATACTGCTTCAGGATATATTTATATAAGAGGAACTATTACTGGCAATATCTCAAATTTAATAGATTATAGATCACCAAATTATAATTCAACAGTATATTCTAAAATAGTTGGAAATAAATTTAGTAATATATATTTAGTTGCATCAGATGGAATATTTTCAGGAGATGCTGAACAATTTATAAATTTAATATCAGATTATTTAGGATATTATACATATATGTGTTTTGGAAATTATTTATATAATCATACGTTGAATATAAATTTTGATAGTCTTTCAAATAATGGTTGGACAAATTTAGAAAAATCTATATACATATACTTTATTGGAATGACTGTAAATGGAGATATGTATAATTTTGCAAATGATGTAAACTCTTCAACAAGAGGTGGCACAAGAACTCAATATTTTATGTTAAATTCTTCTATTTGCAATATTTCTAATTTAAAATATATTGCATATTATTCTAACATTGTGAACATAAATGTGACATATAATACAGGAATTTCTCAAATAGAATTAGATTCATTGATAAATGAAATATATCTGAATAGAACTAGTTACATTAATACTTCTGTTAAAATATTAAATATTGGAGGAAATGATGCAAGCATATCTGGAATATATTCTTCTCCATTTGATCTCGGAGGATATACAGGAGATATAAATGATTTAACTGAAACACAACTCAATTATTTAAATCAAGGTTTAGGATATGATGGAAATAGTAGTAATACAATTTGGACACCTAAAGAAAAATTATGGATTCTTATAAATTTAAAAATATCTTCTACAAATTCTACTCCTAGATATCGATGGAGTGCAACTTATTAATCATGGAACAATGTGGATTTTTAATTGAAAATGGAATACTGATCAACGTATTTGAAAGATATTACATTGATGGAATACAACAATATGAAATAGGTCACTCTGATGATTTATCTTTAATTACAGCATCTAAAGTTTCTTTTAGAATTATAAGTAAAAGAGATAACATAGATATTTCTAAATTTGATAACGATTTTAATTTAAAATTGGATGAAGGACTTAACACTACTTACTGATTCATTAGAACCTTGGATGGTATTTGTAATAGCAATGATGCTAGTATTAATACCAATCTTGACAGAGGTTATACGACAAGTTCGACAATCTAGAAAAGATAAAACTATAAATACTTTTACAAGTAATTTGTATAATTCACAAAATAATATATTTGCACAATTGCATAGAGTTGCAACTATAATAGAATCTAGTAATAAGGATACTTCTCATAGAATGACTGAATTAATTGATATTCTTTATGAAAAGTTTGCAAATAATATTACGCAAGTTGTAGCAATGGATATAATAGACTTAGTTTACAGTAGAACTAAATTATCAATATTAGATACAATTGGAGAAGCAATTTGTTTAGAAGATAATTATTCAGAAGAAAGATTCATGATAAATAGAGTTGAAACTACTATAAGAACTCACGTAACAAATAGATACTTTCAAGATGCAAGATTTTTAAACAAACTTACATGTAGAGGAATTAAATTAGATTTTCATTTAAGTAAGAAAATGGATATGGAAGATTTTTCTAATAAATTATTGAACCTAATATCCATTTCTGCTAGTGAATCTTCTGATATATTGTATAGAGAAGTTAGAACTTTTATAAATAACTATTTTACAACACAAATTAGTAAGGCTAAAACAGAACTAGACCTGCTAACAAAAGACTCTTAAAAAATGGACACATTGTTATCCAAAATATTTGATTTCAACTTTTACTATTTATTTTCAACAACGTTGTTAATATATGGTATTTTAAAATATCTGATAAAGAAACCCAACAAACCTATTCAAATAGGTGTTTCACTTGTTGTAGGACTAGGTCTTGGATTTCTATTTTATAAATTAGATTCGACAAACACTCAACAATTAATATATACATTCACCGTAGCAATGGTGTTATACAACTGGATTATTAAAGAAGTTTTAAAAACTTTTAATGATCATTATGATAATAATAAAGGATTAGTATAATGAGTATAGCAGAAGTAAGAGAGTTCTTTTTACGAAATGTAAAAGTCTCTGATGGAACTCTACAAGATAGAGAAAAGAATTATCCATTGAGTCATTTTGTGAATAAAGCATTTGTAGATGACGATGGTTTATATTCAATACGAAAAGTTGAAGTAGGAAATAGATTCTTAGAAGGAGACGTTCCTGCTGTTGAAACTTGGTCAAAACTATTGCAATCAATTCCTTTCTTTTTGAATTTAGAATCAAATGCTTCTAATTCTAGGCAAGGACTAGTAAAAATTGCTACTGATGCACAAGTAGCAACTTCTACTGAAAAAGATACAGATGGATTTTATTTAGTTCCGACAGCTAAACAACTTGGGAGTAAAGCAAATAATATTACAAATTATTCAACAATTAGTGGTAATTTTTTAACAACCCCTTCTATTGCATACAATATTGCATTAAAAAGTATAAATGGAATACTTTATGCTAAAATACTAATTGCGAATACTTCTCCTTTGACAACTGGAGCACAAATAATCACATTGAATGTTGGAATTACAAATGTAGTAAATGCTAGTTGCAAATATGATTTTCCTTCATATTCTGCTACGTTTGGACCAAGACAATCAAATGGAGATATATCATTAACATTAAGTGTTGGAAACAAATTTACTCCTATTAGTGATGTTAATCCTACAAATTATAGTTCAGGTTGGTTAATGATATTGTAATGAATTATATAACATTAAGTGAAAAGGTTGCTAATCTTTTAAAGCAACCTTTCTCACTTGAACTTCAGAATAGAGTAATAGATTCGTTTAAGAATCTTTACGCCACCAGAGTAAGACAATCATTTGAACGAAATGGGATAGATAATTCTTTAAAGATTTATTATAGATTGGATTTAATTGAAACTCCATTTCCATTAGATATTCGAATAACAATGATGAGAACTGTTAATAAAGTTGCGAAGCCAATTAGATTTGAAAATGAAGCTCCTTTTACTTTTGTAGGTAGTGGGCCACTTACATTTACTTATTCGACTTGGGAAAGATTCAGATCAAGTGCATTCCTCTTTCCTAACGGCTTCTTTGGATATATACCTTTAGATGGTTATTTATATTTGTTCTCAACTGTTTCAGATAATAATATTAAACTTAAAAAGATATTTATAGAATCTATATTCTATAGTCCTGAGGATGTAATTACAGCATTGACTCCTGAAATAGATAGTCTAGAAGTTGAATTACCTTTTGCAGAAGATATGATTAATTCGATCGTTACAGAAATGTTAAAAACTGAATTTGGGATTACTAATCCTGATGACAATTTAAGTGTAAAACTAAATGAAGACGAAACAACAGTATCAAAACAGCGTTGAGAAGATTCAATCTAAAATGCTTCAACTGAATGCAGAAATTCATAAACTTAGACTTTCTAAAAATGCAATGTATGCGTTGCTAAAAACTATGGAAGATAAGTTAGCGGATATAAATGTTAAAATGGAATATGTTGATACAATTCAATATAATCCTGATAAGAAAGCAAGTTGGAATTATAAGCTTGTTGGAGATAATCCAAATATGAATGTTACATTAAAAGAACTTTTTTATAAATATGTTGTGACTTCAAATAGAATATTAGAATATTCAAGATCATATAGTATTCTAGGAAGTCTCAGAGATATTGATTATAAAAGTTATTCTGAAATTGTAAATCTAATTGGAGAAGAAATTTCTAAAGGAGTATTACTTGGAAATAAATATCTCTTTAAGAAAACTTTAGGTAATATTACTATTGGAAGATTTCCTAAAACTCCAGGTAAATTAACTATTGATTGGGCAAGAAGTAATAAAAATAAACAGGAGATATTGAATAGAGGTGGTGTTCCTAGATTAGGAGACAATAATGGAGAGAATTGGTTAATGTATAGAGAAGATGAAAGTTATTTAGCATTCAATTGGAATAGGGATGGAATTAAAATAAAGAACGGAGTGTATTATTCCTTCAAAGCTACAAATTTCATAAATACTGAAAATAGAGTAAATAGTGATATTCAATCACAATGTAGAAACATTTCACAAACTCTTAACAATGATAAGATAGGAAATATTCAAAAGATGTTACACCTATCTAGCATAAGTTCTGAGATCAATTCAATTTACTCAAATGGTTTATAATTATGTTAGTGGTCGAGTAGCAGTTGCAATGCTTTATAGTGATCTAGGTGTTAATTCAAGTGGTTGGGAAGCCAATGCACCTAGATGGATTATGAATGCATTAAGTAAATTGGGTAGTATTAAGAATCTTGAAAAGACAACTGAAACAATTGAAATTGTTGACAATCTTGGAAAACTACCCTTTCATATGCGAAGAATAGATGCAATATTTTATGAGAATGAACCAGTTACAATTTTACATTTCAATGGAAGAGTTAAAGATAGACCTATTGATGGACAACATGTTTGTCAAATAATGAATGGTCAAATTGAATTTGATCTTCCGACAGCAGAATTAACAATTAATTATAGAAAACTTCCTGTTGCATATGATGATGAATTGAATGTTTATTTTCCTTTAATTCCAGATCTTATAGAAGTTCAAACTTATGTAACATATTATCTTTTATATAATATTATGATACTTGGATTTAAGCATCCTGTATTTTCATTTGATAGTAGAAATCCTGATACTAACATAACTAAAGTTTTAGCAGTATATGAGAAACAAGCTAGAAGCAAAATTAGTAGAATATCTAATGCAGAACGTATTGAAATTGCAAAAATAATGGGTAATTTCCTTACAGACTATGATACATATTCTCATCACGATGTAAATTATCCAAAACTTACTTCATCATGAACACAAATAAAGGACTAGTATTAGATGGTTATAAAACAGATACTCCTGATAAAAAATGGAATCATGCTAGAAATGTATTGCTGACAGACGATAAAATGTCAGTAAGAACCGAACCTGGGTTTACTAAACAATTTGATGTTGTTGGTGATCTCATTGGTAGTATTGATACTCCTGAAAATATAATATCTTTTTTTAGTATTATTGAAAACGATATCACTAAATTAGCAGTATATAAAGATGCAGAATTGTTATTTAAAACTCAGTTTATTCCTATAAGTGGGAATCCTATATTTGGAACATATACTTATAATGGTATAATGGAATTGATAATTGTATGGGCAAATGGTGTTGCAGATGATTCTGATGAAATGAGATATTTTAATTGCACTACTCCTCAAGTAGAATTAGATGCAAATAAAGAAATACTTACAGATTTAGAATGTCAGAAAACATTGTCTAATAGTAATCTTAATAAGGTTATTTATAATATAGTTCAACGTCCAACAGGAGGAACTTTGAAAGCAGGAACTTATTTTATTGCTGCAAATTATATGATAGATGATTATAACGAAACAAATTATTCATATATCTCAGATCCATTCTACACATTAGGTTTAGATAATAACAATAAAAATGGAGTATGTGGATTCAAATTTGATAGTGTTACACCTTGTTCATTAAAAGTAAATATTACATTTGAAAATCAATTATATAAATATGTAAATCTTGCAATTATATATTTTAATGGAACTGTTTCAATTGTTAAAAAGTTAAGTAAACTAAAAATAAATAATCGAAATGGACTATTTACAGTAGATACAGTTATTACAAATATTGATAATTTAGAATCACTAGATTTAGATTCAATTATGATTAAAATGAATCCTTATATTAAGACTAATGAAATATCAACTATTAAAAATAAACTTGTATTAGGAGGAGTTAAAACAGCTGATAGTTTTGAATATTTTGCACAACAAGCTGCAAACAAAATATATTTTGAAACTCAAATAGATGCATGGACTTCTGCAAAAGAATATGCTCCTGTAGATTTTACATTTCATAAAAGTTTTCAAGAAGATGAAGTTTATGCGTTTTATGCAGGATTTAAATATATTAAAGGAGGTTATATTTCTATAAATCATATTCCAAATACTCATATTCTACCTTCTAATATTCCGATGGCAGAATCTAGTAAATTATTAATACCTTCTACAAATGATGAAGAATATTACGATGATGATTTTCCACAATTGCCAAATCAAAATGTAAGACATCATAGAATTAGAAATTTTTATCAGAATGCTATGAAGACTGCTGCATATATAATTCATGGAAATAATACAATGAGTTTAGTTGCTGGTAGCAATCAATATAGATATATGTATGCATTGAATTTAAATGATGCTGCTAATAATATAAGACCTATAAATATTAAAATTTCTGGAACAGATTTTTTAATGAATGGATGTAGAATAACTAAACAAGATTATTCAAGTGATAATTTGAGTTTAAGAGGAAATATTAAACTATTTGATAATTTCAAAAATAGCGATATTAATGAACCACTTACAGTTTCTATATTTGCTTTAACAAGTCAAGATTTTACAAACACTTTAGAATTGGATGTTACAGATTTAACTCCAGATTATACTGCAAATATACTTCCTCAAAGTGTTATAGACGATCCAAATAGATTTGGTAGAATTTTTGAATACGAATTGATAATGGATATAGGAGTTCCTTTAAATCAATATGCTATTGTTATAAGTAGTCAACATTATCAAGTTGATTCTATAGAAAATGTAAATACTTCTATTGGAACTTTGACTTCTAGTATGCTTCCTACAAATAGAGAATTTACACTTAGATTAAATGTAAACAATATTGAAATACCTGATGAATTTAAAGATGTTTGTGTAGGTGTTGATATTTTCTGTGCTAAACGAACAATGACAAATAGTAGGATTATAGATCAAGATGTTATACATACTAGATTTTGGAATGATACCATGCCATATGGTCAACAAGCTGATCCAAACGATCCAAATACTGATTTATATCAGGAAGATAAAAATGACTTATATAGTAAAGGACATGCTTTTTCATTGCTTTACAGTAAAGCAAATTTAAATAGTATTGCAAGTTTGGATGTATATGCATATGATGCTTCTAAAGGTGCTTCTGTAAATCCAGTAATTACTAATAAGGGATTTACATTTGTATATCCAAGAACAATTGGGAAAACTCCTACAAATTTTGTAATAGCAGATTCATTAGGTTATATAAAAAATAATAATATTGTTCATAATAATGTAAGAGGTGAAAGTGCCATAAAGATAACAACTCAAATGAGAAGTATATTGCCTATTGAATATGGAGACACTTATGAAACTCCTAGAAGTTATTACATGCAATTTGTATTCTATTTTGTAAATTACATATCTAGTAATACAAACTTTTATAGTAATTATAGAAATCAAGAACTTGTTAAATTAGGATCTATCGATGTAGATAATATCATTGAAGGAGATGTATTTTATTATCAAGGATACAATATTAGATTGAGTAGATTGTCTGCAGATTTGATTACATTACCTACAGATGATACAGATGAAACAAATATAATGACTAATATGTTGTTATACCCTATTAAATCTCAATATAATCTTGCTGCAAGATATAGTGGGAATGATATACAGGAACGAGTATATCCTCATTCTACATTTGATGAGATTATGGATGTTCCTACAATATATGACAATTTTATAAATAGTGATACAAATAACGGATTCAATGTAGGTTTCAATAAGAGATGTGATTTTTATACATATGTGAATGGGCATTCTAAAAAGAATGATAGTGTTAATTTAAGTTTGATTCCAGTTAGCAATACTCAAGGTGATGAATCTAAAGTATTTAATTGGAGATATTTTGCATTAAATTCTTATAAACAACTACCTTTCAATAAAGGTATGATAATGGCAATTCTAAGTGATGGTATAAAGTTATTTATACAAACTAGATTTGGATTATTTGTAGCATCAATTAAAGATGTTTTAGGAGTAAACGATCAACAAAAAACTTATTTAGGAACTGGAGATATATTTGATAGAGATCCTGAAGAAGTTATAGCAGATAAAGATGGTTATATTGGATGTGAACATAAGTTTGCTACTACAGTAAATGAAGCAGGTTATTTTGTAGTAGATGCAATGAAAAAGAAGATATTCTGGGTAAGTCAGAATAACATATGTATTTCAGATTTAGATGCAACTAAATTCTTTAACGATCAACTGAGTCAAGAAACAATAGACAATCCTTATAGTTATTTAAATGGCATAAGGCTTGTAAGCGACAATATAAATAAACGAGTTCTATTTATCAATAATCATACAAATACTACTTTATCATTTAGTCCTAAAGGTTCTATTTGGGTAGCATTTCACGATTATGGTGTTTTTATGGGTTTGAGTAATAGAGTAAATACATTCTATTATTCTAAGAAAATGAATCTAGTTGGAAGTCCACCAGCTGAAATAAATACAATTAGTTTGCATGCACAAGGTAACAATGAAAACTTTGGTAGATATGCAGATTATATAGCTAATCCTATTGATGCAAATATCAAACCTTCATTTATAGATGTTGTATTTTCAAGTGAACAGATACCAGATAAATTACTACAAAGTATTATATGGAAATCTGATATTATTAAAAATGGTATAACAAGTTATACAGATACTATAGATTTTATAATGGCATATAGTAGAACACAATCTACTGGAATAGTTCCAATAGTAAAAGCTAATTCATTTTATTTTGAAGATACAGCTTTACTTAAAAATGATCTATGGTATTTTAATGATATCAATGATAATGTGTTAGATGATACAGTTGCTATCTTTGATAATGCTTTGATGCCGACTGCAAACGTCGATAAGACCAAAAAAGCATGGTATAACCGAAGCAAATTTATAGGGGATATATTTGTAGTCAGATTCGGTTTAAGTAGCAACATTCGCAACATTAACGTTGCTTTGAGCGTTGTCGACTTATTGACTAGCAAAGATTTTAGATAGCCTTATTATATTGTAAAATTTCGTATCTTTGAGAATAATTAAGAAAAAATGAAGAAAGTAAATCGAATTAAAATTAAAACTAGACCTAAAGCATCAAATAAGATGGCTAGTGGTGGAGATACTGCTGAAGTAGGAAGTTCAGTTTTATCAGGTGCTGCTTCTGGTTTTTCTGTTGCTGGACCTTGGGGTGCAGTAGGAGGTGCTGTAATACAAGGAGGACTTAGTCTAATGGGTATAAACAGTAGAGAAAAAGCTATGGAAGAAGAAAAGAAGAGACTTGAAGAAGCAAAACGTGCTGCTTTAACAACTTCTGATACAGCTTCTATGGCTAACTTTGCTGGTGGAAATGGTAATGGCATCAATGTCAATGCTTTATATGCTGGAGGTGGTGAACCAACAGGATTAAAAACTGGAGATATTACTCCTAAAACTGGAGATGTTGCTCCTAAACCTACAGTAGATGATACAGGAACATATCCTGGAACTCCAGAACATTTAAAATATGATCTGGCTAGAATGGGATATGAAAATTATAATCAAGTGATGAAAGCAAATGTTAAAGAAGCAGCTAAAATAACTAAGTTAATTAGAAGCACAGTTTTAGCAAATCCTGAAAATTTTAAAGATTATTATCATATGGATGATGCAGGCATACCAATTATTAATTTTAATGCATTGATCCCTAAAGTTCTTCCTGGAATTTCAGGAACAGTTGGATTTGTAGGTAATCAATCTGGACAAACTGCTCCAGAACCTTTTAAAATGCCTAGCACATTTGGTGAAGGTGGAGAATCTAATCCAACTCTTGCAAATCCTAATGGTGGAATTGTTATGCCAGTTGCTAGTAATGCTGGAATTGCGTTAGGTCAGACTCATGAACAAGGAGGCATCGCAATTGGTAATAATACAGAAGTTGAAAACAATGAAACTTTAATTAAGAATAAAGAAGGTAACGTTGATGTATTTAGTCATAGACTTGGATTTGCAAATCAAGCTAATCAACTAGCAATTGAGAAAGGTAAACTTGAAACTAAGGCAAGTCTGTATGTAACTAAAATAACACAGCTTCTTAAAGATTATGATAATGCTCAAGACATATTTAAAAGAAATGGAGATTCTCATAAAGTTGATGGAAATCATAAAATACTAGAAGGTATTATTTCTCAAATTGATATGATTGATAAAAGTCTTACAGATTTGTTTAATAAACAAGAAGCACAAAATGGTCGTATGGAAAATAACAAAGCAATGCTTGCACTTGGAGGAATAGTTAAAATGAAATTAGGAGGAAGTGATCTAATAGCAAAGTATAGAAAACTTAGTGATTCTATGTTTCCTATGACGGACACTAAAATTCCATATCCTAATCCAAGAGATAACTCAAATCTTTCTACTGTTCCATCGATTGCACCTAAAGTAGATGTAACACCACAATCTCTTAATTTTGATAATGTAAAAACTACAACTGATTTGAGTGTTAAAACTCCTATTGATAATAATAAAAAATTAGGAAAGATTGCAAGTGCAATAGCACCATTTATTGATAACATTGGAAATTTCTTTGCAAATGAAAATCTTAAGAAGATGGATGTTCCATCTCCAATTCTTGCAAAAGCACAAACACTAGATCCCAATATAGATGTTTCAGCATCTATGAATGCAATTGATACAGCAGCTTTAAATACTAAGAAGTTTATTGAAGCAAATTCTTCTAATTCTTCAATTGCTAGAGATATGATTCAAAGTGTTAATAACCAAGTTGGATTAAATAAAGCTGGCATTATAGAAAAGAAGAATAATCAAGAATTGTCAATACGTCAAAGTAATCTAGGGAATATTCAAAACGTTGATAATGCTAATGCACAAACTTTGAATCAACATGCTCAAGAAGTATTTGCAAAGAATGTTCAAACTGGAATCACGAATCCTAGTGAGAATCTTGCAAACATTGAATCAAATGTTAAAGATGCTATTAGTCAAAAGAATACTAAAGATTATCAAGACAAACAATTAGGATTATATAAGGATATGACCCCCAAAGGAGTATGGGATGATATAGAACCTGCAATACATACAACTACTGCTACTGATTATGCTGCAAAACTTAAAGCAATGGGTAGAAGTGATTCATACATTCAGGATAGAATAGCATTTCTGACAAGCAAAGGAATCTTCAAATAACAAACAAAACATATGCAATTTGGTAATTTAAGTTATAGTCAAGGAAGTCCGGTTGATCCCGGACTTCCTATTGAAGATATAAAGGCAGTATCATTAGAATTAACCAATCGGTATAATGCTAATAGAGATGCTGCTAATAAACTTCTGACTGAAGCCTCGTCTATTCCTTACATTTCATCTTCTACAAATGATGCAGCAATAGTTGCAAGTAGTGTTGAAAAAGTTAAAGGAAATATTAATCAAATGGTGGAAAATCAAGATTTCCATAGGTCTGCTGATACTATCAATTCAATGGTTTCTAGTCTACAAAGTAATAATGGTTTAAAAGCTGTTATGACAAGTTACAAAACCATGCAGGATGATTTTGCAGATATAGATAAAGCTAAAGGTTTTAGTAATGAACAAAAACAAATACTTAAAGCAAGACAGGTAGCAAATTATAAAGGAGTTGAATACGATCCTTCTGAGAACATTGCTAAAGGTGGTTATCAGAAATATGGAATTGAAGATGCTCCAGATTTAGATCAGATTAATAAGGTTATGTCTATGTTTAAAGCTGATAAATCAGTTGTAAATAGTGGATGGAAAGGTCTAGATGTTAATAAAGTAGACGAAATGACGAATATGAAAGGTCTTAAAGAGTATATTCAAAATGTAGAAACTACTAAAGAATCTGTTAGTGAGCAAGATGTTCGCAAAGCAGTTTTAAATTATCTTCAAAATAGCCCTGCATACAAATCTTATTATAATACTTTAGGAGATATTGAAGTTTATAAAATGCAAAAAGCATTAGGGACAGAAGATTTAAATAATCCACAAGCAACAACTGCTATACTAGGAACAATTAAGACATATGCGTCTAAAGTTGATCCTATGATTATTTTGAATCAAATGGGTGTAAATATAAAAGAATTTAATAAACTTCCAGATGCTGATAAAAATCCAAATGCTCCTCAAACAAAACAATCAGTTTACGCTGCAGCTGTAGATTTATTTACACAACAAATGTATTCTCAGAATCAACAACTTGGAGGAGATAATACAACAATGTTAAAAGAGATGACTGCATATAGTGAAGCAGATAAGATTGCAAATCTTTATTCAAATGTTGTTGGCTATACAAGTATAGCTCAAAAATACGATTTGAAAAGTAATACTCTTTGGGGGAAAAGGTATGATGAAAATTCAAAAAGAATGCCTTTTTCTGTAAGTGGAACAAATTTAGATATTGGTGATTATAGTGACTTGAATAAAGCTTATAAACAAAATCTTTCTGATATGCAAACTTTTGATAGACAATTGAAAAATTTAAAAGCAGGAAATGATTCAATATTAAACAATTTAAAAGCAGCTTTAGATAATGCAAAACTTTCTGGGGATGTAAATAAGATAGAAGATTTAAAAAAACAATATGATAATCAAGCAGAAGTTGTTAAAAGAAATATAAAAGATTTGGAAGCAAAAAAAGCAGCAATAGAATCACAAAAAGCAACTTTTGAGGCTATGCGTAATAATGCTATGAATCAATTAAATTTAAATGTTCCAACTCAAAAAGGAACAGCTAATGTTGCAATAACAAATGAAGCTGTATTATCAAATGATAAACTTATAAAAGCCTTCGGTGAAAATCCAGCATTCGACAATTTAGAAGTTGTTAAAAAAGCATCAGAAGTTATGGAAAATGCTTTAAGTAAAGATTTACCATATAGTGATATAAAAGCTGAACTTGATAGTATAGTTTCAACAAATATGTCTAATCTTCCAATTATATATCGAGCAAGTTTTCCACATCTTATCGAACAAGCATATAATAAAATGGTTCAAAACAAACAAAATAATATAGATTCAAAAATTGAAGATTTTCAAGGAAGTGGAGGAAAATTATCTGTTCCTATTCAATTAATGTCAATGCAAGGAAATCCTGTTTACGATAGTTATACAGATGGAATTGCTAATTCTTTAAGCACAGGACAACCTTGGAAGATATTAGGAAATAATGATTATCAAATGGCAAATGATGAAGATTTTATTGATGAAGTTCTAAAAAAATCTTCAAGTAGAAAAGTTATGTTAGCTAGAACAACTAATAATCCAGATGGTAATGTTATGGCAAATGTTACATACTATGATAAAGATAATAAACCTATCACAACTGTAATGGTAGAAGTTCCTAATTCAGAATCTATGAATACAGGAATGACTAAAGCATTGCTGACAGAAACAATGAACAATGCTTTTTATGCTCCAGGAGGAGATCTTGAATCAGTAGGTGATGGAACAAGAAATGTTTTAACTGCAACACAAGTAGCATCAATGGTTTATTATGATCCATCTGATGTAAAGAATGCAAATGGTGGTAAAACTCCAGCTGGAACACTTGGAGAATTGTTTACAAAAATAGATAATTCAACTGGTGTAATAGATAAAGACATTATCATAAATGAAACAGATGGAAAAGCTACTCACTTAAAAATTCATGTGGATGCCGATGGAGCTACAGCTACATTATCTGGAGGTAAATATGGAAATCATATGGAATTAAAACCTTTCAATAAAGATAAACACGAATTTGCAACAGTTGGTGATATGATGCCTGTATTATATAATACCTTAATCTACAAATATGCCGATAACCAACAATAATAAAGCTAATATGAATGTTCCTAATTTAGGTGCAAATGTTCCTCAAGGAGTAAAAGCTGGTTTTGCAATTGGAAACAATGATAGCAAACAAGCTACTACTGCTGGAATGGAACTTCTTGCACCTCAACCATATCAGGTAAAAGATTTTAGGAATTATTTTGACAATACCACTCCCATTAATTTCTTTAATCCAGATTTAATGGAGGAGGCTAGAGCTAGAAATCAAAATGGTTGGGCTTTAGCAGGTAATAGTTTAGCACAAACAATTGGGAATGATATTATAGGTGGGACAGTTAGTGGATTTGGAACACTTCTTGATCCTAGAGCATGGCTAACATTTTTTCAAAGTGGTAGTAAAGCTTTTGAAGGGAATGCTTTAACTGAATTAGGCAGTTGGATTCAGAATGAAACTAACAATGCTTTCCCAATATACCAAACTCAAAAAACTCAACAAGGCTTTGCACCTGGTGATAAAACATGGTGGGCATCTATGTTTCCTACTGTTGCATCTACTGCAAGTGCTCTTATACCAACAATGGCTGTTACTAAATTTGCAAAATATCTTGGTGAAGCTGTTGGTTTAGCTGAAAAGTTTTCTGCAACTGGGAAACTTGCTTCAGAAATTATTGCAAATGCGGTTATGTCTAGGCACATTGATGGATTTCAATCTGCTACTCAGACATTTCAACAGCAGTATCAAAAATATAAGAACCTTGGATATACAGATGAAAAAGCTAAAGAAGCAGCAGGAGATGAAGCTTCAAGTGCATATAGATATAGTTGGTTAAATCTAGGTTTCGATATCATACAATGGAAGTATTTACTTGGATCTAAAGGTATACTTGCAGGCAAAATAGATAAAGCTACTGCTGAAGCAATGCTTGAAAAGAAATTGATTACTCCTTCAGGACTTTCAAAAATACTAGTCAATTCTGAAAAAGCTCCTTCTCTTACAACAACTTTAATAGCAGAAGGTTTGAGTGAAGGTTTTGATGAATCTACAATGGACTTCTTTCAAAAGGAAGGAATTAGATCAAGTCATGTAATTAAAAAAGATGGTCAGGATGATAATTCTACTATGCCTGAAAGATTCTTACATCACATGCTTACTGATAGAAGCACATGGGATAGTTTCTTTTGGGGTGCATTCGGTGGTCTATTTATGACAGGTATGCACAAAGTAGGAGATCATTTTCTTAATGGCAATGAAGAAGATCAAAAGAATAAAAGATTGGCATTAATAATGGATAGAGCTGCTAACATCAGAAGTAATGCTTCTACACTAAGTCAATATATTAAAAATGGAGATACTATAAACGGAGAAGTTGGAGTTGCAAATATAGTATCAAGTATTTTAGAAAATTCAATTCAAGATGGTGGTCAACATGCTTACAATGAGATGTTGAAACATATGGCAAATCTTACTCCCGAAGAAGCTGCAGAATTAGGTGCTACACCTGAAGAAATAGCAGGAGCAAAATTAATACATCCTGAATTTGAAAAAGCTGCTAAAATATATGATGCATTTCATGGTAAAAATTATGGTGAAGGAGATAGAGGTAATCTAGTTACAGGATTAAATGTTGCTAGATTATCTTATTTTAGTAATAAACTCGGAGAGATAATTAATAGAATTAAAGATGATGGTTCTAGACAAGTAGAACTACAAAACTTAAAAGCCAAATTCAATCTTCCAGATGACTTTGATGTTGCAGCATTAGCTGATTTAAACAGTCCTAATCATAAAGAAGAATTAATGAAGGCTTTTGGTGATGTTTATAAGTCTAGTTATATAGATGGAATTACTCAAAGAAATAATATTCAAAGTCATATTGATGAACAAGAGAGTCATATAAAGATGTTAAAAGCAATGCATGAAATTGCACTGCATAATGAAGAAGGCGCAAAAGATGATATTGCTAAAGAAGAACTTAAACGTAGAAGAAAAGCTGTTGAGACGGATATAAAACAAAAGACTGATTTAGTATCTAAATATACTGATAAATTAAATGAAACTAATAAAGGTTTAGATGAGATTTCAAAATCTATTCCTAAAGAAGAACTTGAGAAATTAGAAAATCTATCTCAAGCTGTAGATATGAATGAACAAAATACTGGAAATAGAACTCGAATCCATCTTGAGAATTTAAAAGCTCAGACAGATGAAGAGTTGAATGGATGGTTGGATAAAGATAAACGTAAAACAAAATTAAAAGATATATTTGATGAAATAGATACTAAAGCAGCACAAGAAGAAAAAGATATTAAAGAAAAAATATCTAAAGCTTCTCCTGAAGAATTAACTGCATTTAAATCTCAAAATAATGGCAAATATGATCCAGATGTAAGAGCACGTGAAAAAGCATTAGAAGAACTTGAAAAGAATAGAACTGAGAAATTATCTCAATTAAATGATAGAGTTGATGCATTGGATTTATCTAAAATGAATATTAGTGATTCTAGTAAATTAGCAGAAGCTCAAGAAGAAGTTAAAAAGAATCTTAAAGATACTATGTTGTATAATATAGATTCAAATATAACTGATAAGTTTTTTAATAATGCTGTAACAAAAGAAACAAGACTTGTTGAAGAAAAATATAATAAACCTGAGAAATCTACAAATCAATCAGAAGAAATTATAACAAAAACTAAAACTTCTAAAAAAAGTATAAAAGCTATAATTGAAGAACTTAAAGAAGATCCTTCTAAATTTAATAGAGAATTAGAACGTTATACTAAGATTGTAGATTACGTTAATGATGCAATGAAATCTCCTACTATTCCAGCTGAAGAAAAACAACTGCTGCAAGAAGTAATGAATAGATTGAATCAAATTAAAGAAGATATGGAGCAAGTATCTAATTTAATTCAACGTAATGATATGTCTCCAGAAGAGGAAAAGTTTATAGCAAAAACAATATCCTTTAATAACAAATATTCTAAGATACTAAATGATTCAGTTAGTATTACAGAAACTCCTGGTTCAGGAGCAATCATGACTAAGATTGCAAAAGATACAATATTTCTTTTAGATCTTGCTAACACTGCATTGAAAACATTTAGAAGCACGTCTGAAATAGAAGTTATAAATGTTGATTCTGAAGAACAAGCTTTATTAAACGATTTGATAAATGCATTTCAACCTTTTCTTGAAAAACCTTCATTGGATATTGAAGACAAAGACCTTCAAGAATGGAAAAACGATGTTACTACAAATATAGAAAAATCTTTAAAGATTATACAATCTGCCATAAAATATATTGAATATCTTACAAAGAGTCCTATTAAAACTTTAACATATGATGATGTTCTTCAGTTAGTATATAACACTGTTCCAACAGATCAATTTCTAAATATAGCTAAAGCATTAAAACAAGTTTTCAATATTATTGAAACTTCTAAATCAAATACTCAATTATTTAAAACTCTTCCAAACGAGTTTAATAAAATCAATACTGAGGTAAAATATAATGTTGATGATAATGATTTTATAAATACATGGAAAGATAAGAATGTTTATAAAGATACTCCTCAAGATATTGATTTTAGGGTTGAACATAAAAATGGAATGTCTGTATATTTGCATGATTTGAAGATACTAGATATTCCAGAAAATGGTCAAGTATCCGAAGAAGTTGCTAAACTATTATCAGAGTTTTATAGTTTGGTTGAAGGAAGTGAATTAACATTGCAAATTGATAAAAATCATAAGGACGATAGATACACAGATAATGAAGCACGAAATGCTGATCCTACAAAAGTTCCAATTTCGATTATAACCAAAGGTGGAATTAGAATTGGATTTACAAATGAACAATATACTACTCATAGAAATATAAGTTATTTCAAAGAAAGTAAGAAAGGTAAAAAAACTGTAATGACATATCATTCTTTCATAGATGATCTAACAAATAAAGATTATGAATTGCTTGCTAATGATTCAGTTATGGCATTACTAAAAGATGTTTGGAGAAAAGAAGATTATACTAATTATAATAAGTTATCTGAAAGCAACGCTTTGAAGCAATTAATTCGTAAGATGGTTTATACAAATAGAATTGATGATAATAAAGAAGTTACAGATGAGCAAGTTAGACATGTAATATCTGCAATATTTTATAGAGTTAGTAATAGAGTTATTCAAGCATATCCTCCAACTCCTAAAATGCTTCAAGAGAAGTATAATGCTTTAAACATTAGAATGAAACAAGATTTTCAATTAGTTAAAGAACTTAGAGAGAATTTTGCTAACAATGGAATTGAATCAATGCCTGTAAAGGTTACAAATGTATCAACAGGACAACTTAAGTTTGGAAATGAATTTAAAAATATTACAGAACAAATTAAACCAATCAATGGTAAAATAACAATTGCACTTAGAGATAAAACTAGAAATGGTAATCCTAATCAATTGTTCTTAGGTGGCATGGCTAATGAAGGAAGTCCTTTTACAGAAAATAGACCTATTAAAATTGCAAATCAAAAGACAATTGAAATGGATAGTGGGTCTAAAATATCTACACACGCAGTAGCATTTGCAATTCTTGAAGCAAATAAAGGGTCTTATTATGCACATCCTATTTATCAATCAACTTTAAATAACAGTCAACATACTAAAGATAAAGATTATTCAAAAAAACTTATCAAGTATGTTTCTAAAAATATAGTAGAACTGCTTAATAGCAATGATACAGAAACTAGGAATAAGATTTGGGGTCAACTAGGAAAATATATTAGACTTTCAAATACTAGAAGTGCTACTGATTTTTCATTTGCATTCTTTTATAAACCTAAAAATACTGGAAAATCAAATTTAGTATTCAAAACAGTTGAGAATGTAGGTGGACAATATCTGACTACATTTTATAAAATTGAGAATAATAATGATGGAACATACAATGTATCTTCTACAAATGCTTTAAATGCATTAGGAAAACCTAAGTTTCGTAGTGATAGGTTTAAAGTTGTAAATGAATCGGAACTACAATCTGAAATTACAGATCCTGTTTCTAAATTACAAAGGTATGTAGGATTTCATAAAGTTAAAGATCAAGTAGGTGTTTCACTAAATCCTGCAGAAGAATTTGTTGATGATGTGACTAACACAAAATATACAGCTACAAAAGATTATACAGCATATGAAAGATTTGTTTTAAATACTGGGGCTTATAATACGAATCTAAAAGCTATTAAACAAGGCACAAATGTAATTACATCCTTCTTCCCTAACGGCTCACCTAGTGCTACTTTATTTGTAGAAACAAGTAAAACTACTCCAATTGTAGAAGATAGAATGCCATCGGATAGGACTACAACTAAACCAGTAATTGAACCAGAACAAATCGTAAAAGAAACTAAGAAAGCTCCCGAAATTAAATCTATGTCATTTGATGAATTTATATCAAGTCATAGTGATAGTGTTAAATTTGACAATCTAGCGTTCTTAAAAGATACGTTAAAAGCTTTAGGAATTGATCTTAAGGTTGATTTGAGAATAGGTGAAGAAAAGCAAGGAGATAATAGTTCAGTTCAAGCAAGTTATGCAAATGGTAAGATTTCAATATTTTCTTCATTTGTTTCTCTAGTTAAGAATGGAGAAGTTGTTTCAAAAACTCCTGAAGAAAGAGGATTGATAATAGCACATGAAATATTGCATAGTATTATAAATGAAAAGCTTAAAGCTATGACTCCTGAACAGAGAGTTAAATATAAAGAAGATGTTGAAACATATCTTAAAGATTTAGAATCAAAACTAGAGAATCCTGCATTGGCAGAAGGTGATAAAGAACTTATAAAAAAATATATTGCTATATCTAGAACTGACAGTGATGAAGCATTTACATATGCTTTTGCAAATCGAAATGTAGCAAACATTCTTAATAAAATTGAAGGAGCAACTATTGAAAATAAGAAAACAAACTTCTTATTGAAATTAATAAATGTAGTATTGAATGCAATGGGAATAAACAAGAATAGTGAACTAATGACAGTTTACAACATTGCAAATAAATACTTTAATATGGAACAACAAGGAGAAGAAATTAAAACAACTACTCCAGAAGAAGTTGCACCAGTAGAACAATCTACTAAAAAGGTCTTTAAAAAACGAAATAAAGATGCAACTGATGGTAAGATAAATATTGATCCTAATAAGTATTCTAGTGATATAGACTACAATAATTTGGCCGAATTGGTTACAAACTATACCACTGAAAATGGTTTGCATTTATGTTAAGGAGTAGGGCAAAACCGCCCTATTCTTTACATATCTCAAACCAGCCTTTGTAGTTATACCTTTTTAAATTTTAATTCAAACAATCGAAGCAAATGAAGTGTGAAATTATACCACAAGTCAGGAATTTACAAGATGAATTAGTAGATAGTAATCTTTTTGCAAATCTTCTCAAATCAAATGATAGAGAAACTGCTAAAGAACTATATGCTTATGTTCATTCTCCTAAATTTAAAGAGACTTATGGGGATTGGGAATTGAAGAAAAACATTCAATTAAATAGATACACAGACGACGAATCTGCTGTTTTTCTATCTAGATATAATGGTAACTTAGACAATATTAAATTGAAGATTGATATAGATGAGAATGGAGAACCTATTTTCAATAATGAAGATTTATCAAATTCTCAACATAATGAGAAAGAAATAAATTCTATATTTGAACAAAATCTAGAATTATCTGATATAGGTTCACAAGAACAATATTCTGAATATCTTAATACTATATTTCCTAATAGTAAAGTAAAAGATATTTTATATCATGGGAGTAATACTAGTAATTTAGAAAGTTTAGATCCATCTAAAGCTGGAACACTATTACATTCTTCTATGGGTAAAGGGGTCTATATTTCTAATAATAAAAATGTGGCAGATAGGTATAAAGGTAAAATACCGATATCTCAAATGAATGAGATATTAAAAAATAACCCAGAATATAAAGGAGACTTTTCTGAATTTGCCGAAGGTCAAACTTATGCATTATTAATAAACGCTGAGAATTTAAATACAGACTATACCAAAGTTAATGATCCTAATGTATTTGTATCTTATATAGAACCTATTAATAGTGCTACAGGTAAAACAATGCAATCTGAATACATTGTAAAAGATTCATCTAAAATTCATATATTAGGTTCTAAACAAGACATAAAAGGGTTTAAAGAGTGGATAAAAAATAATATAGATAATACTTCATTTTTACCTATTTTCAATAATGATGTTAGAGAAGATATTTCTAATAATAATGTTGGATTATCTAAAGAACAAATAGTAAAAGAAAAAGAAGCACAAAGAATATTAAACTATCTTTCTAAAAAATATATGATAGATGGCGCTTTGACTTCTATGGGAGAATTTAGTAGTTATGGAAGATTTGATAGAACTAGATTAAAAATACTTATAAACAGAGATACAACTCTTGATGACTCTGGAAATTTAGGATTTAAAAATTTAAACAATATTAAAAGGTCTTCTATATTTCATGAGTATCTTCATCCATTTGTAGAAATACTTGAAAAAGCCAATCCTGAATTATATGAAGAACTACATAAAAGTGCAGAAGTATTAAATAAAGAACAACCTTTTGCTGAGATAAATCACTATGATGCAACTCAACAAAAAGAAGAATTGATAGTAAGATATTTAGATAGATTGTCTAAAGATGATGGTGCTCCAACATTACTTCAGAAGTTTATAACTTGGTTATCATCATTCATACATTCAAAAAGAATCAATGATAAAGAAACATTACAGAATCTATCAAAAGATACAACTGTTGAACAATTGTATAATATTTTTAAAAATTATGGAAATCTTAAAGATGAAATTACTAAAGTTATAGAGCAAGATTCTTTGAAGAAAGAATTGGAATTAAATAAAAAATTATTGAATATTGCTATTGAAGAAAAACTTCCTAATGAAAATATTCAAAATTATAAAGATGAAATAGAAAAATTAGAAAGTTTGATTAATAGATATGATAAATCCAATGTTCAATACAAATTGAAGGCTGTAAATATTCTTCAATCAGATGCAGCTAAACAAGTGTTTGCTAAAGGAAATAAAAATGGTTGGGATTTAAATAAGATATTAACTGAACTTCAGATACCTAAAGAACAAAAACAATTAGTTATAGATAGTTATAATGAAGGTAATAAAACTCCTGAACAATTAGCTATTGATATTGCTAGTAAATATGGATACAATGTTGAAGTTAATACAGCTAAAAATGTAACTAAACAGTTTGGAGCTTTTGAACAAGAACCTGGAATACCAATGGAAGCTATTATGCAATCTAGGTATTCTACAGAAAGTGAAAAAGGAAATCCAACTTCTTATTATGCAAATCTAACAGTGCCAGGTGGTATTAACTATACCGAGAATGAAATATCTACTCCATTAATTACACCAAGTATTAAAGGACATGCTCAATTTGCTACTGATAAGGGTATAGGTTGGTTTAGAAGTGATGAACAAAATTACAAAGGAGAAGCAGATGTAATATTACCAATAGGAACAAGTGGTAGTGGTAAATCTACATTTATAAAAACCTTACCTCAAGAAAATTTAGTAGTTATAGAACCTGATGTTATGAGAGTAGAATTTACAGGGGATGTAAATGATAAATCTAAAGATAAAGAAATATATGAAGAAGCTGCTAAAAGAGCTATAACTGCAATTAAGCGAGGTAAACAAGTTGTATTTGATACCACTAATTTAACAAAAAATAAAAGAACACCTTTCATTAATGCTATTAAAAAGGCTTTACCTACTGCTAATATACAGTATAAGTTAATGGAGTTAAATCCAGAATTAGCTAAACAAAGAATTAAAGCACAAATAGCAAAAGGTGAAAATAGGGCTAATGTGCCTGATAGCACAATAGATAGACACGCTGAATCTTATAAGCAAATGCTTGAAGATATCAAAAGTGAGCCTATTAGTGAATATAAAGATAAACAACCTACTAAAACTCGTAGAATACTAGAACTACAATCTGATTTATTTCAGAAAGGTAGAGATAAAAATAAACTTGCTGGTATAGGAGAAGATGAAAGTTTTCTAAAACCCATTAAAGGCACAGAGGATGAACTTGGTATCCCTGATTTTGAAAAAGATACAGATTTAATTAGGCAAAACCAATTCCTACAACTACTAAACAAAGACAACAACTGGGTAACATTCTTTATTAAATCTATCATTCAAGATAGTGCTAAAAAAGGATATGAGAAGGTATTATTTCCTACAGGTGAAACTGCTGCTAAAGTAGAGGGGCATGAAACTATTGCTAATGAGATAGAAAAAAAGAATAAAGAATTAGATAAATGGAATGATACTAGTTATGTAATATCTCATGATTTAGAAGACAAAACTAAATTTGATTGGTGGGATAAAGAAGGTGATAATATGACCTATCATTATTATAAATTAAATGATAAATATTATAAATCAGGAACATTAATTAGTAAAGATGAATTTGAAAATAAATACAATGAGTTATTACAAAATGATAAAGATAAATTTGAAAATAATAAACAAGAAAATATAGATAGAATAACTAAAGAAAAACAAGAACTTAAATCACAAGGAATAGAAAAACTTAAACCTATTGAAGCATTCTATGAAATTAAAGTAGGTAATATATTAGAAAAACAATTTGGTAAAGATAATATAAAGACTATTACTGATGAATATGGTAATCAATGGCGAGAAATTACTTTAGATAAAAATAGAGATTTAGAAGATATTATGTTTCCAAAAAATAGTGAAGATATTTCATCTAATTCACTTCCTTATACACCTGATTATAAATTTCATCAACATGAAATAAATCATACTAATAAATTAATATCTCGTATTGCAATTGATATTCTACCTGAATTAAAGAATCTTAAAGTTGAAGATTTGGCTAATAATATTTCAGTTAAGAATTCAATTATAAGTGCTCTGCAAACAATTTTAAATAGTAAGATTGACAATAATTCTATTACTAACAGTCAGTTAGAATTTGTAAATAAAGTAATAGATGATCTTAAAATGAAAGATAGCGAGATTTATAACAATTTCAAATTATATTTCAATTCAAATTACAATATTAAAATTAATGATCTTGAAGATCTTACTGATGAAAATGGGAATGTTACAGATGAAATAACTAAGGCTTGGGCAGATGAAGGTCAATTAGAAGAAAATCTTATGGATAAAGTTTCTAACTTTATTAAATTTAAGATTGCTAATTTAAGAAATGTTCCATCTGAATTAAGTGGAATCAGTGATGGTGTGGATATAAATGAAATTTGGAGTGTTCTTCAAACAGTTCATGCGAATGATATTACTCCTGAGGATTATATGGATACTTTAGATGTGATATCTAAATTGAATGAGACACTGATTCCTTTGAAATCTCTTATCTTAAGTGATGAGATATTTAAGAATGCTTATATTTCAACATTCAAGAAATCTATAAATGAAACTTTTGCTATAACATTTGAAAGCGAAAATAAGAAAATTCTTGCTGACTACGCTATTCAAAATAGAAATAGTTTCCCTAGCAATGTATTGTACGATAAGTATCTTTATTCACTTAAATATTTTACTCAACATGGCGATACTGCTAAGTTCAATACAATATTGAAACAGATTAAAGATAGAATTAAGAATGATAATAGTAAGATAACTTCATTAGAAGCAAGTCGTTTGCTTGAAGCAATGGGTATAAATATTCCTGCTATTGGATTAGATATCATAAATGAATACAAACTTAAGTTTTTAAATTCAAATATCGAACAATTAAAATCTACAATTGGAGTGGATACTACTCCTGCAGAATTAAATAAAATAAATAAAGACATTGAAGATCTTCAATATCAAAAGGAAAATGCTAGATTCTTAAATATAGCAAATCCTATTGTAAAACTTGCTGAGAATATTTCAGAAATGATTAAGGATGAAAAAGTTAAATTTGATTCAAGAGGAGATTTAAGAAAAATTGCAACAATATCTTCGATTGTAAATAGTCATAAAGGAGATTTCTCATTCCTTGATGTGAATGGTAATAAACGTTTTAGTGTTGATTATCCAAGTTTTATAACTGATATGTTTAAAGAAGCATCTGCTTCTACACTTGGAATACAACAAGCGTTTGGTAAATATATTGAAATATCTAAAAATAAATATTCAAATTGGTTAGTAAATACTGCTGGTAAAAATACTCCAAATGGAATATTTAATCTTGATGAAACAGGGCAAATTAATAAATTGAATCCTGTAAATGTATCATTCTTTTCTAATAAGTTTGCAATATCATTCTTTAATGGTATTAAGAATCTTACAGAAGAGAAAGGTTCTACTTATGACGAGATGGTTCAAGGTCTTTGGGATTATGCTACAATAGTATCATTTTTAACTGGAGATTATAATAGTAAAGGTGAACAAGAAACTGCTTATTACAGAATTCCTTCATCGGATAGTCCTAGAATGCTTACAATTAAAGCTCCTGTGTTTACTGTTACAGATTTAATAAAATATGATACTAATTTTAAAGTAGTAGGACTTAATAAAGAACATTCTACATTTCAAACATTGAGAAATACAATGCTTCAGGAATTAGAAGAAGCATATGTTGCGAGAGATGCAATTTACGATCCTATTTTAAAAGATGGTAGAATTATAGGTTTTAAACCTAAAGAATTATATGATGCATCTAATCCAGAGAATGCTCTTCATACATTACACGATGTTAAACATTGTAAATTAAATGGAGAAGAAATTCAAATATTAGATAATAATAAAATGCCAATTGGTAGAGTTTATAAAATGACAAATTTATCTTATAAGGTAGATGGTAAAGAATATACTTTTGAAGATTATCTTAAAGAGAAATATAAAACTTTAAATCTACTCACATATAATAATTTTGAAGAAGCTAAAGCATCTTTAAAAACATCTATGGATGAATTTATTGATACAACTATTACTAAACGTATTAATGACAATACTAATAATTTTGAATCATTACGAGAAATAATTGGTAACACTTCATTACGTGTTCCCGGTAGGAAAAGAGAAAGTAAATCTATAATTAATTCTGATAAGGATTTTAATGATATTGTTGCTAAATTTACAGTTAATGATTATTTAGCAATGGTAGAAATAAATAATATGTTTCTTGGTAATAATTCCGAATATGGTTCTTCTGATAAATGGAACAAACGTGTTGGACAAGGAATTAAAAAAGGGCAACAATTAAATTCAGATAGACTTTTCAATGCATTAACTGTAAATGATATATTTTACGATAGTCCTATCTTCAAACAAATTGAAGAAGTATCTGGTAAAACTGTTGCCAATATGTTTAAACATATCGATGCAAGTGATGCTTTTTCATATATTACAATTGAAGAATATGAACATCGTTTAAGAGAAGCAGGTATAATTGAATCATACAAACCTATACTTGAAGCATTAAAGAATAGAGATGTTGCTTTCAATCCTGCACTTTATAATAAGTTTTTAGAATCTTTGAAATTCTTTTATTATGATAGAGATGTAAAAGAACTACCATATAAACAAATGGTTAGTGTTCAGCAAAAGAATTCAACTATGGTTCTTGCTCCTGCATTAATAAAGAATACAGATCTTGAAAACTTATATAATGATATGAAATTAAATAATGTTGATCAAATAAACTTTAAATCTGCTGAAAAAGTAGGTGGAACTGTTCCAGTTGATATATTTAAAAATGGTAAATATGTTCCATTAAGTTCTAGTATTGTTGAACAAGAAGTAATTCCTTCTAAAGTTAGTGGTTTGAAATTACAATTGGAAGTTAAACCTCATCTTATGGATGAAGTAAATAAACTTGCAATTCAACTTTCTAAATCTATTTTTACAAATGTTCAACTTGAAAATGAAATTTATAAAATAGGAGACGAAACTGTTTCAGGACAAAAGTTGTTCGATGATTATAATAAGATTCTTGCAACAAATATTAAAGAAAGTGCTTTAGGACTTTTAAAGAGTTGGGGAGCAGTTCAAAATGGAGAAATTAGAAGTGATGAAAATGGAAATATAATTGTAGATATCACTAAAATATCTAAACAACTTCTTCAATATGTAATGAATGAGTCTTTAGATAATAATGCTTTAGCAGCTGTTAAGATGACAGACACAGGTGAATCTGCAATGCCTATTTATGCACCAATTCATTATAAGAAATTCTCATCAATTCTATTAAGTAAGATTACTAAAAATATAATTGAACAAAAACTTCCTGGATTTCATAGTCCTATTGTTCCTAATGTTTTATTCAATCCTTCTAATGTTTCAAGTGACAGTAAGATGGATATGAAAGAACTGGTTGAAAAAGGACAAATAACTTATTTAAATTCTGTTAAGGAAGATATAATTGCAGGTAAAAGAACTTCTAATCTTAAATATGAGATAGTTGAAAAAGAAGATGGTAAGCATCTTGAAGTTGAATGTGTTGTTAATCCTTGGGATTCTAAGTTCATAAAATATGATGAAAAGCATAATCCGATTGGATATATGGATATTAATGATATTCCTGAAGAGGCGCTTCATTTATTAGGCATTCGTATTCCTGTTGAGGGAAAACAATCAATGGTATATTTTAAAGTTGTAGGTTTTCTAAATAGTGGTGCTACTCAAATTGTATTTCCTTCAGAACTTATAACTCAAACTGGATGGGATTTTGATATTGATAGTTTGTTCGCTTATACTAAAAATCTTGAGTTCAATAAAGATGGAAAACTTCAAGTTGTAAAATATTCAAATGACAATGAAGAATTATTCAATGCTTGGAAAAGAGATAGACTTGCAACTAATCTTGCGTCTCTGACAGATAATGATCGTGCAGAAATACACAATCTTAAAAATATTGCTGGGGATATTCGTGAGGGTATGGATAGTATATTTAAAACTGAAATACAATCTCATCATGCAAATCTTGAAGGGATGTTTAAATTTCAGAATGATTATATTGAAACAGTTTTAAATGATCTTAAAGATGAATTTGAAATTGAAAGATCTAGTAAAACTTCTGATCCTGATGCAATGACTATTGATGATACTAAAATTCATGATTTGGTAGATCTTAAGAATCAACTTCTTAAATTTGCAGATAATTATGATATCGATGCTAGTTTTGGAAAATATATTGATGGAGTTAGATTGGAAATTCAAAACTTCAATAATAAAATCAATAGTGACACTGAAAATATAAAGAAATCTTATGATGATTTAAATAATCTTAAAATAGGAAAACAATCTATAGAAGCTCGAATTGATAAACTTTATCATAAAATATTTGATAACCTTAGCTTTGAAGAAAAACATACGCTTGCTAGTAGACAAAATAGAATCGTTGATACATTCACTTCAATTCTTAATAATCCTGCACATCTTGCAGAGAAAATTAAGCCTAATGAAATGCAACATAGTATTAACGCTGCTAATCTTGTAAATGAATTATATCAAACTGGTGCAAAAGGACTTAATCCTAACTTCTATGAAGATTATAATCTTTTTAGAAATATCAATATGTCTATTAGAGCACTTAAAGGTAATTCTGTTGGATGGGATTCTATTATGTCAATTATGGGAGTTCTTGGAGTTAAATTTAGAGAAGGTTCTTCTGTTAAATTTAAACTACATGAAAGTTATCTTCCTAAGAATTTTAAAATTGAAGATGCTAAATCAAAAGTTTTAAATGTCACTAAGAAAGGTGGATTTTATACATTTGATATAAATACTTTGTTTAACAATGAATCTAAAACTTGGACAGATATTTTAGATGAAAATATCACAACTCAATATTCTGAAACAACTTCTCATATTTTAGATGCTGTTACAAAACTATTAGGATTCAATCTTAATATTCATACTTTACCAGTATACAAACTTATATCATCTCTTCCTTTTAATTCTCAATATGAATTTAACGGAGTTAGAGAAAATAATAGATTCGTTGTTCCTAATTTATTAATTCACCAGCCTATAATATTAGAATATGTTAAAGGAATTATTGATAAAAATATTACAACCAGTGTTAATAAGAAATCGATTCAACAAGATATAATGAATGACTACATTGCTAGAATGCTGGTTCAAATGAGACCTATTTTAGACAACGCAGTTGTAAATTTGAAATCGAAATATAATAAAGACACCTATAAATATAGTGCTAGTCCAGATGATCTAAGATCTATAATGAAAACTATATATTATAATATAGAGGCTCATGGTGGATATTCTAGTTTTTCAAATGGTATTTTAACAACTAGAGTTGCTACATTACTTCAAGTATATTCTGATTATACTGAACATGAAATAGAATTGGGAACGAATCCTATAATTCCAGATATTGGGGAAATGATACAAAGTATTAAAGATAGAAGTTCATTTGTAAATGTTATAAATTCGTCATATGTTCCTAAACTTAATTCTGAGCAATCTATAACTGGTAAAGATGTTCAAAGTATTGATTTACAACGTGAAGGAATTAAAACTGCATTGATTCAAAGAGATAAACCTAAATATAAAGAAGGTGATAATGTAACGTTTGGAAATGATAATATTATATATCATATTGATTCAATGACAAGAACTAGTTTGAGTTCTAAAACTTCAGAAGAAACTTTATCTAAAATTGCTACTGCTGAAGGAACAAATCTTACATTTTTAAAGAAAAGAGTTGACTCAGGTTCTATGGAAAATGGTGTTTATTTTGTTAAATTCCATAAAACTGATATGACTACAGCAAACAAAGATGCAATAAATTATTTAGCAACACAACTTCAAACATTGCACACATATTCCTATTTAGATGGTATTGCTCAAGGTGTGATTGCTTACAGTGCAATATTAAATGCAGATAAAAAGAAAGTTGGACCAGATACAAGTATTTCTGATCTAAACGAATATAGAATGAGAAATATACTTGTAGATAAAGCTAATCTTAAAGAACATCTTCTTAAAAATGGGTATAAAACAAATCAAATAAATGAAATAAATAGAGTATTAGATTCTCTTCCAACTAATGAAATGATTCCTTTTCTTGAAAATGAAGTTGGATATTCTGCTCCATCAATTCTTACATTGGATGATCATAGTTTAATTGAATCTGTATACGAAGCTTTTAATACTGAAGAATCTAAATATCCTATATTGAATGCATTTTATGAAAATGGACAAAGGCTTAGTCAAAAGTTAATGGCTAATCTAAGTATTTATGACAATGATAAATTTAAAGAATTTAAAAATAGCTATTTAGTAGGGATTTCAAATAATACTCAATTGACTGACACAAATGAGAGAATAAATAATTTCTTTATAAACTTCATGTTAAGAGATTTAAATCTATTTACATATGATAATGAAAATTCATTTGAATTAAATAAGGATGTTGCTACAAAACAATTGAGAACTAGAATTAATTCTTTTAATAGTTCGTATGAAGATAATCATAAAACTTTAGAATTGACTCCTGAGAATTTTGAAGCATTTCAACAACTAACTCTTTCAAATAAGATTAGATTGATTCAAGACAATCCTGTATATAAAGAGTATTTTAATAATCCTACATTTGAAAATAATCATATATTGAACGTTTTGAATATTCAAGATGATAAAGATATAATAGAATCTAAAGGTAGAATCTTTATAAAAATTGGTGATACAAGTGATGCAAATATGACTTCTTTCTCAATGAAAGATATGTATTTTAAAGATCCATTTCTTAGAGATATAGTTACGGATTTAACTAGATATGCTTATTTCAATTTTGGATTAAGTTTTGGAAACAATCTTTCTAAATTTATTCCTGTTGAATTACTTACAAATCCTAAATCTAATTTAGGAGAATATGGAGATGCATTGAAAGGTGTTAAAAGTCAAATATTTTCACAAATGTTTGATCCTGATTTTAAACAACTTCTACACCAATCCAACATAGATAATACAAATATAAATCCAATTGCTTATAGTCCAACAAAAGTTATTCCGGGTAATGTATATGCTAAATTTAAATTAGTAAAAGCTGCAATTCCTTTAGGAGATACACATCTTATATTTGAAACAAATGAAAGCCTTGCATTCCATAATTTAGCAATGAAAGATTATATTGTAAAACTCATTGGAGAAGATAAAGTTCTATTTAAGAAGATGGCAATGAGATTAGAAAATGGTGATAATCTCTATGTATATTATCCTATTGAAAGTCATGATATGTATGAATTTACTGATGCAGCAAACAATAGGAATAGAAGATATAAAGAAGGAGCAAGTGAATTTGTTATAGCTCCTGAAGAATTTTATAAAGGAATGCAAGAAATGTATGATCCTTCTGTATTATTGCAAATATACAATGATACAAATAATATTAAAGTTGAAACAAATATGGATACCCCTGAAAAGAATTCTGTAGATTTGGAAACTCATAAAGACGAATCTACATCTACATGGAGTAATAAATTTAAAGAAGAAGGTAGACAAGTATTCTATATCTATAATGAAAATAAAGATTTTTCATTAAATATTCTAAAAAACAGCAATGAAGTAGGGGAGATACGTGCAACAGATTATAACGATATTGTTTCTAATTTGAATATTAATAGTAATAAAATTGTATTAAGTTTTGGACAAGACTTTAAAAATAAAGATGCAGCTGTAACAGCAATTGCTTTTATACATAGTATGTATCCTGAAGTAAATGTAGGAATTTTAAATAACTCAAATTTGACTAGTGAAATAGTTAATGAAAAAGTTAATAGTTTAAACGTATTTAATTCTAATACACTTGGAAGATCAATAGAGCAATATAGTGAGGACTTAGGTTTCGATGTATCTACAAAATTAGATATTCATAATGCTAGTGAAACAATGCTGGGAATGCTTGAAAACAATCTCAGATTAAAAAATATGTTTCAAAATAGAAAACTTACTTTTGCTAAAGAATTGAATACACTTGATGATAAAATTATTAAGAGTAAAATTGGTGAGGAACTCAATAAAGATAATATATCTTCTATATTGGAAGGTATGGATATGGAGATAGGAATATTTACACATATTAATAAAACACTTTCTACAATTGGAAGTGAGTTTAAAGGTATCAATACCGATGAATTATATAAAAAGGGTGAAGAATCTAAAGTTGAATTTGTAAGTAGATTAAAAGAAGCACAAGCAATAAGTAGTATGTATGATTATATTGATAGACTTGATAAAATATCTTTAAGTAGTGCTAGAGAAGAAGATAGTTCAACTATCGAAATGATAAATAGCAGAATTGCTAAATTGAAGGAGATGAAAGAAGAGAGTGCAAGAGATAGAAAACAAGTTAAAGAAGCTGTAGATACATATCTTGCAACTATAATTTATAATACTAGTAGAAATAGTAAATCTTTTAATACTGCTTTTGAAAAGGCAAGAGAAGGAATAGATACAAGCATAACTAAAGAAGAGTTAGCAGAGAATATGATAAAGATGTTAAGAAATAATGAAGATATTAGTGGAGCTATGTTATGGTTTGATAGTTCATTTAATACAGGTATCGCAATGGTAGATAATACCATGCTTGAATATTTTAAATACATGGGTGCTAGAGATGAAATGCGTGATTCAATGATAGATGATGTTAATGAACTTATGAAGAAGTTGACTCCGGGAGTTGAAAATGTATTAAGTCATCACAATAAAGCTAAAAGAACTTCAAACTTTACTACTACAATGTTTGATAGTAAAAATGGAACATTGATATCTAAATTTAAATGGGAAGATTATAGACAAGCAGAAAGAGAAGCATTGAAAGCATTTTCTGAATCTATGAAAAGAATAGATGCTTTAACTATTGAAAATGATAATCTTCTCAAATCTGTAGACCCTATGGAAGAATCTGAAGAAAATACAACAATTAATAAAAGAAGTAGTGATCTTGTTAAACAAATGGAAGTCATAAGAAGAAATGCACAACAGAACCTTAAAAAGTTTTATAATGAAAATAGAAGTCAAGAATCATTGACAACTGAAGAAGCTACTGAATTAGATTCTCTTCTTGCAAATAATAGTCCTAAAATTGTCAATAAATGGTTGAACAATCATCATGTTAAAGAATATAAGGGAAAATATTATAAAATTATTCCATCTGATAAATATCTGAATGAAGATTATGCTAAGATGAAAGATAGTGATAAAGAGATATTGGATGGAATTAAAAATGTTATTGCCAAGATAACAAAGACTTGTTATGGATTTGAAGTTAGTGATGATTTCTTTCCAATTAATTTAAGTCAAACTGCTACTAGTGCAATAAAACAAGTTGTTGGATATAGACGAATTTATGAAACTCAAAAAGAATTAGGATTAAACGATGAAGAATATTTCAAGCATGAATTCCCAATGTTTAATTATGTTGAGTTTCATCCTATATATAAAATAAGGCCTAGACGAATAGGTGAAGATTTCGAAGAATATGAAGATAAGGTTGTAAAATCAATTAACTACAAACATAAACTTAAAGGTGAACAAGCCTTTACTTCATTAGAAGAAATACGAACTGCAAATTTAAAGAATTCAGATTTGAATAAGAGAGATACAGTTGAGAATATGACTGCTGATCCATATGAAGCTTTAAAACTATTCATATATCAGAGTGCTAATTTTAAACATACTGTTGATTTTGAAACTTTGTTTGGACTTCTTTTAGATAGAGTTAAGAGTGATGATTTCTCAACAACTCAAACAAGAATGAAGGGGACAGGAGTTGTAAATACACTTGGAAGTTTATTGAAAGGAGAACGAGATTATAAAACTGTAAAAGGACAAGATACAAATGTAGCAAAACGTTTGGAAACATTCTTATCAACTCTTAATGGAGAACATAATGTTAGAAATAGAGTTGAACAAGTTTTAGCAATTGCTAAACAATATACTTCTCTCACATACATGTCTTTAAATGTTACAGGTGCTATTAAAAACATAGGTCAAGGTTATATGAATATAATGCAAGAAGCATTTGCAAAAGAATTTATATCTCATAAAGATATTGGATGGGCAATAAAAAATTATAATATTACAAAGATAGTTGCTTCATTAGGTGAAGAATATTCGGATGATATAAATACAGCCATTATGAAACGTTTTGGTAATATGTTGGAGTTGAAAAATGAAAACGGTTTTGAAACTAATATTGCTGAAAACAATGCTCATAGAATTCTAATGTCTGTAAATGCGATGTATTTTCTTAATAGTGCTGGTGAACATTTTATGCAATTTACTACACTACTTGCTGCAATGAGATCACATAGAGTTCTAAATGGAGTATTTGTTAACTTCAATGAATTTTATAATGACAAACGTAAACAAGTTTTAGGAACAATTTTAAATAAAGAACAGAAAGAATCTTTAGATAAATATCTTGATTATATGAATAAGAATAATCCTAGACATAGTGATAATCCTGACTTCATTGCAAGATGGATGACTAATAATAATTTGACAGATGTTCAGAAAACTGAATATATTCAAAAGATTAAAGAAGCTGAAAAAGCTGCAAGAGAAGAATTTGATAAACTTGAAACAGTATATGATCAATACGAATTGAAAGATGGTAGAGCAGTTATAAAAGAAGGAAGTAAATTTACTGATGATCAATCTGTTATGTTTGAAAGACGTGTTCAACAGTTAAATCATAGTATTCATGGTATTTATAATCAAATTGATAGATCTAAATTACGTAATAGCCTTTTAGGAGATATGGCAATGCAATTTAGAGCATGGATAAGACCTAACTTTGTTAGATATTTTGGGCAAAGGTGGGGAAGAAGTGTTTATAATGAAGCATTGGGAAGTTTTAGAAAAGGTGCATGGAATAGTATGCAGGATTTTATAACATCTCCATTTAAAATGGCTAAATACAATAGTAGAGAACTAACAAGTAAACAAGCTTTTGTAAATATTATGAAAGCTTATGGTGAATTCTTTGCTAATCTTAGATTTAATTATAGAGCAATGAATATTCAAGATAGACAAAATATTCGTAGGAATATGGGTAACTTTATAAATATTGCAATGTCTATTGCAGGACTTCTATTACTAAATGCATTATCAGATGATGATGAAAAAGACAATCCTTACATGTTGTCATTTGCATTATATGAATTGAATGCTTTATATAATGAACATACTGAATTACTACCCGGTATAGGTTGGTATAAAAGTATTATACAAGCTAAACAATATCTTACTCCTAGTGAAAGAATTGTAGATGATACTTTTTCAATTCTATATACTCTTACAACATATCCTTTCTTAAATCCTGAAGATAGAGTTTTCAGTAATGGAATGTATAACGGTGAAGATAAACTTAAAATCGCTATAATGAAGAACACTCCTTTGTTTAGACAGTATCATAAGATGATGTATATTCCTTTATATAACAATTGGTATAAAGCCTATAATCCAATTTATATTTCCTCTAGTAAAAAAAATTAGATCAGTAGGGGTAATTTAAAAAAGTCCAACTTCAATTAGTTGGACTTTTTTTTATTATATTAAATAAAGCTTTTCACAATAGCTACAAAGAAACTATCTTTCAACTGTTGCTCTTTCGGCAACTGAGAATAAGGAAGATAACAAGGATGTTGTTTTTTATCAGGATCTTTTACAGGCCCATATGACCATCCATTTTCAGTCTTTTCTTTTAACCAACTATTATGACTATCTTCAGGAGTAGAATCAGGATAATGGAGATGATATCTTACTCCACTCATAGCACTATCTTTTTGCCATTGAGGAGCATCATTCCAAGAAACTTGACTATTATCTCCAATTGATTCACAATAAACTTTATTAACTTCATGACATGCTTTCGCAATCATCAATACTAATAAATTATCAAGTTCCATATTATTCTTTTTTATCAGTTGAACCAAATCCACCCTCACCTCTATCACTTTGAGTATTTTCTAGAAACGAATGTAGATCATTATATTCAAAAACAACGTCCCATTCAGGACAATTCTCATATTTTGCAAATACTCCTTGAGCAATTTTCATTCTATCTTTTATGATAATTGGAAGTCTACTCAAATTAATAAGTAAAACTCCAACATCTCCTCTATAATCAGAATCAACTGTTCCAGGAGAATTAACCATTCCAAGACCTAATTTTAAAGCATTGCCACTTCTAGGTCTAACCTGAAATTCAATTCCTTTTGCAAGAGCCATTCTAACACCTGTTGGGAATAAACCTCTTTGTAATGGCATAAGTGTTACAGTCTTATTCGCCATATCAACTTTGCCATCCCAAGCCTCAGCATTAAAGCCATCAAAATTAAATTTTAAATCCCATCCAGCACTGCCATCTGTTGCTCGAACAGGTCTCAAATCTTCAGATTCAAGAAACATTGAAAAAGTTGAAAAAATTGCTTTCATTCTAAATTTGATTAATTAGTTTAAGACTTTGATTCATTTTACCATCAATGATTCCATAAAGTATATTATCAAATCGGTCATCTTCAGTCTTATAATTCTTAGCATTATGATAATAACTGCTAATACCATTGTATAACCACAAACCTGTCATTTGATTAAATTGTTGTCCAGAAGCTTTATTGACATGAGTATATGTGTTATTCATCTCGTTTATTTTTCGAGTAGATATTTCCTTAATTCCTCTCAAATCAAAGTTTGCACTTTTGGCAAGAGTAAATTCGTCTTTATTTAAATTTAACAATGCAATAGTTTGTAAAAGATCTGGTTTAGTTATTCTTTTAAGACGTAGAACTTCAAGTTGTTCTTTAAAATCACGAATATAATTACCATTCATTTTTAGAATAGTCTGGACATCTGTCAAACCATCTCTCACATTCTTAGTATGTCTAAAAGAAACTCTTCTAGCAATAACAGAATTTGTTAAAGCCATATTCATTGTATTTTCACATACAACTCGAATAGGTGTAAAAAGAATATCGATTTGTCTACTTTTATCATGACTAGATACAAGAAGTAAATACTCATTGATATAATCTCCTTGAGTATTTTTAATTTCAATTGTCTCAGGAAGTTTTACACTAACAAATATCTCTCTGCCACCGTTAAAACTACCAGCAGTTTCAAACTTAGCAAACTTAGTAATACCATCAATGAAATTAAACATCTCACGATTTTGAACAACTTCATAATCATTTCCAACAGTTCCTAAAATTACTTGACTATCTGTTCTAACTGTTGAAAATACATTAGGAACACGTTTAAATACAGTCTTTGTTAAAAATTCAATATCTTCTTTATCTAGTTCTACAACTTTCTGATACTCAATAAAATGAGATCTTTTTTCAACTTCAAAATCTAAATCTGCTAGTTTAATACATTCTTCAGAAGAAACTGCAGAAGATACATCTTTTCCGTTTTTAATCAAACTTTTTCTAACATTTGAATCAAACATCTTTGATAGGGTTAAAGGATCTAATTATTTCTAACAAATGATTAAGATCACTAGTAATAATATAAATCTTATTGTGAACAATTTTATATGCATAATCTAAAAGAAATTCAGTCAAATCTTTATCATAAGTGACAACGATTGAAGAAGTCTTTTTAATAGAATTTACATTTGTAAAATTTGTATAATAAATTGAAGCAGTTGCAGCATCCATATTGTCTATAAAATCAAAAGTATCTGTAAGATGTCTATGACTAACTTTGATTCCATTATCAAATGTTTCATATATAATATTCCTTTTGGTGATATTATTAGTAGCTCTAAGATATTCAAAAATAATATAAGCATCTCTCAATAGTCTACCAATTCTACCTCTATCCAATTCTGTAAATATCTTACCACAATTAAATAAAGCAGTATTGCTAAGATTAGTGCGGTAGATATCTTTAAAAATAGCTTGAGTAAAACTCATTCCTTCTTTCCTAAGGGGGCCATTAGTATAAATTAAATCAAGTCTTTCAAGAAATTCTTGTTGAAGTGAAGTTAATTCTAAACCAAGAAGATTAGCCATAAGTCCAGATGTAGATTTCTCAGATTCAATTACTTCAAATCTGTTATTGAAATTTACTTGAATATGAGGTTCTAATTCATAGTGTTTGAATTGTGAAGGTTTTATAACAAGTGTGTTAGTAAAATTAGTTATCATGTAATCCTCAAAAAGATTATAATCTGGTAATACATTTACAAATATAATATCTTCAATTACTTTCTTATTTGGATGAAGTTGATTAAATTTAAATGAACTATCTATTCTGCTTTCATCGACTCCTCTCAATTGTAATTTACTTTCAAAGTTATTTTCTAGATATTTTGCAATGAAATAAGAAGTTAACAATGCATCAACATCATTATATTGATAGTAAATTATTACAGGTTTGTATTTTAAAAGTTTTTCAAAAAATTCCATAAGGCGTATTAAAAAAAGAATTTAAAAAAAGAGGAGAATTAACTCCTCTTTATAAATCGTTCCAAGGAACTATAAATTCAGCACGTTTGATTACTTCTTCTTGTGTTAAAGAAATTGGATTCCAAACAGTTGTAGAACCTTCTTTACGAACAACTATATCAAAGAACTTAACATTATTAAATCTATAATCCACAATTTCATGTTTAGATTTTTGAAATGTAATAATCTTGTGCAGAATGTTAATATTACCACTATAATATTCGCTTATAACACCGTTTAAATATGAAACAATATAAGAGCCGTTGAGAATGTAAACTTCAAGCATTATTTCATTATTACAATATCTGAAGCTTTATTAATTTTAACTTGTGCAAACTTATTAAGAATAGTTTGTTCTCCATTCGATATTACTACTTCTTCTTGAATACTTCTTAAAAACTCTAACTTCTCCATCAACATTTTCTTATCAATTGCACAATTAACTGTATAAAACGAATTAGTTCCTTCTATAAAACTTTTAAGTTTATCTGCAATAATCAATGCATCATCTAATGAAAAATTAATTGTAATCGAAGCATTAACGAATCTACATTCTTTAAGTTCTTTTTTATCAAGACTTTCCATTAAATCTATAGAAACATCTTTTTGAACAAAGTTGAATATATTTGTTAGAAGTTCTTTATAACTTGCATTTTCTGTTTCAATTGCTCCAACTTCATCAACAATTCTTGTCATTGATTTAGTGTAAGCATTCAAATCAACATATTTCAATTGTTTCCCACCAGATCTTGTATCAGTTCCAAATGAATTTAAAGCAAACAGAACATACTTTTTAAGTCTGGTTTGAAGATTCTCAGCACTTTTAATATGTGCGTCATATCGTTTCTTTTCATCTTTTAAGAAACCAACATCATTTTCTGCTTTGTCAATCATAAATTTATATCTATGAAGTTTTTCTTCAACTTCACCTTCAAGAATCATTAATTCGTTTTCATCTTCTTCAGATAAAAGACCCTCATTCATTTCGATTTTACCCAACAGGACATTGTAATCTTGCCCTAATTGAAACAGATTAATACTCTTCATAAAAAGAATTTAAAAGAAAAAGAGGTTAAACCTCGCTATATGAGAATACAAATCTATTCTGTCTTGCAAATGCTGAAATGCTATCGTTTGGAACTTTGTCAATTTCATCTCCTATAAAATAAGAGTTTTTATGACAATTCGCATTATAACTGCTAAAATGTAAACGAATTGTTTGTTTTACAGCAGCAAGATTGTTTGTATTTAAAGTATCATATTTGGTTCTAGTTTGTTCAATTCTATCATATATTTCAATATGAAAAACTTTATCAACTAGAACAACTGGTGGTCTAGAAATTCTAACTTTCCTAACAGGTTCAGAAGTAATATTATCATTCTGATTTTCTTCTGTCTCAGTGTATCCATCAAGAGTTGATAAATATTCTCTATCTATCATTTCAATATCATATACTACTTTAGCGGGGGTATTTAATTTTTGGCTCATATTATTTATAAATTATAGGTTTGCAAGCATAATGAAATAAAAGATTTCTTCTGTTATGTTTTAGAATCACAGTAGTATCTTTAAGTGAATCAATTCTTACTCCTACACATCCATATCGTATTACACTTCCAGCTAACTTGAAATTAGCAAATCCAAAAGTAGGATTATCTACTCTCTTCCTACGCTTACTTCTTGCAATAGCTTCTTGCATTTGAACTTTCTTAATAATTACTCTAGGATTGATCTCCATTCTGGCACGATCAACATAATTCTTATTGTGCTTACTTTGACTATATGCAGCACGATTCTTATTAAAATCCATTATTGTGATTTTTGCTTGTTCTCAGGGGTGCTATAAACTTACGGCATTATAGCCTTGCCATGCTAGGAAAAGTTAACGCTAATCAACTCAATTAGTAAAAAGGTATAAAAACACAACCTAGTTTAAAATCTCTAAAGGAAGCACGCCATTTGACTCAATTTCCTTTTTCGATTGCATTAAAATACCATCTCTATGTAAATCGGCTTCAAAAGAAGCAATTAAACCATACCATTCAGGTATATTTGATAATTTAACTTTATCATATTTTTGTAAATATCTTATTGGCAAAAATATATGATCATCGACAATAACATTTACTACATATAAACTTGTTATTACTGAAATGAGTTTTACAGGAGAATGCTGTATTCCTAATGTATAATCAAATTGCATAGGAAGCCTACTAACTGAAATCTTATTTCGCAATGTTAGTCCGTATCTATTAAGGATTTTCAGAAAATTCGAGTCTATTATCATAAGACAAATTCTTATATTTCATTTTAAAAAATGTTGTAAATACATATGCATCTGCATAATAAACTTCATTATTATATGTAAATCGTATTATATTTGCACGTTTTAAATTTGTAGTATTACCTTCTCTCATAATATATATGTGTTGCAGTAGTGCTATATTTACTATATCCAGATTAGGATTTAGCATTAGCAATGTAGGATTAGTATAAACAAATACAATATCTCCTTCAATTAAAGGAGAATCAGATGTAAGTTCTTCTAGCAACATTGGATTAGCTATATATCCTTGCATTACTTGAACCTTTAAATAATGATTGTTTAAGTAAAATCCATGTTTACTTTTCAAATGCATTTTTACAATCATTACAATTGAGACAAAACAAATTGATAATGCAAGTATCAAATCGGATACAGTATGACTTATCATTTTATTTAATATCTAATTCAACATTGGCATGGAATGGAATATCATTGATAGTTCGTTCATAAAACTTAACTACAACTTTCTTACCAATCCAATTGTCTTTAAATTTTAATATCTGCCTTCTACTTTCAAATGTTGTAGAAATATTACATTCAAATGTTTCATTGTTAGTATCATTTTTTAATAACATCATTCCTTGATCAGGATTTTCTCTCATAGGAACAACATCTAATACTATAAATCTTAATCTTATTGCTCTTTTTAATTTGAGCATATTATTTCTTCTACCTCCAAACATATATGGACTATTTAAATTACGAAGTATTCCACCTTCAAATCCACCATCTAGAGATTCATTTGTAAAATTTATAAATTCTTCATCACCATATAATATTTCAGTATCAAGTTTGAAAATAAAACCTTCCTTATTAGTGATCACATTTGTATTCCTATTAGCAATCACAGATTTATTTTTATCTGAATCGAGAATTGGAATATTTAAATCAAATAATACATTAGTTCTTTCTTGTTGAATTAGCATTTCATCTGAAATATCAAATATTACGAATATCAAAGATGAATTGTTTGAATTACCTATATTTTTAGCAGCACCAGCAATAGTTGCAACATTTAGACCTGGAAAATATATCTCCCCATCATAAACAAGATCAGGATTTAATCTTCCATTTTCAAATAATCTAATTAAACTTCTTGAAATATGAGGAACATTGTAAACTATTCCTTCTCTACTTATTAAATCAACTCTTGACACAGGTGTATAAAATAAATCCATAGTAGGATTCTTACTTTCTGCAGGATAATAATGAACAGTGCACCTAACACCATTTAATTTATGTTGAGCACCTGCAGGATAAGGCATTACATTTATTTTGAAAGGTTTAGCTTTCATCGGTTTAAGAACCTCATTCCTATCTGCAAGTAGTTCACCAATTCTCTCCTTTAGAAACTTATCTCGAATTTTATTAAATGCTTCAATATGAATTGGATTTATAATATTTGTAGGTGTATCTTTTATTATAAATGTAGTCGGAAGAAACATAAAAGGTTTTCCAAATGCTGGAGAAGCAATTATATCAAGGTTGCCGGTAGGAAAGAAGGATTGAATTGTGTCAAAATCGTTATCATTTAACACAACAGCTCTATAACCTTCATTAATCTTATCTTCATAAAACTTATCACTCTTTCCAACAGAATCTTTAGCATCGCGAGTTATAAATTTAACTGGTTTCTTATCAAGTTTACCACTTGTTCTAGTTATCACGTCATTTTCAATCTCAACTTTCCAATAATAAACGTCATTATTGTAATTACGTTTATATAATGTTGGAAAGATTACATTAGCCTCCATTACTTGTATCTAGTTGATCGTAGATATCTCTACGTTGTTTGTAAATAATGATATAAGGAGGATTCCCAATAAGATTCATAACACAATTCCAACTTTCTTTAGCTGTATCGTGTCCGAGAGGATTATCAAATACATGAAAAGTTCTATTTTCACGAGCATCGATTGAACTTTGAACTACTCCAAAACATTTGAAATAGCCATGTTTTTTAGGAAGAAGTATTTTTAATTTATCTTCTTCTAAATTAGGAATTCCAAAAGTAACAATGTCATTTGGATCAATTCCATAAATATGTTTAAATTCAAGAATTGCGTCTGAATCAAGTCCTAGACCATCTCTATTAAACATTTTAGTAGCAAGCAATCGAGATCTGAATTTATTATAAACTCCTTTCTCTATTCCTACTAACATTAGTTTAAAGCCCTGAATGTTAGGATTCAATTTAAACTTGGTCAAACAATCTATTTGCATTATTAAAGCGTGTTTAGTAAAATTAATACTATTTTCTCAGTTACTTCTACTCCATATCTTTCAATATAATCTGAAACATTTTTAGGAGTGAATATCTCATCTTTTACAGATTCTAAATCTGGATGAAACATATTAACAACAGTCTTCCAATATAACGGAACGAATCCATATCGACTATAATAATATCCTGAAGCAGCTTCTCCAGCAGAATCAGAATCAAACATTGTATAAATAACATCGTATCTTGCTTTTAGAATATCTATTTCTGCTTTAGATAAAAGTGCAGATTCAGAACTAATTCTACTAGTAGATATATCAGTTTTATTAGATTTAAGTATTATCTTTTTTAAGCAAAGTTCATCCTTTTTAGCCTTCTGAAGTATTAAAACTCTATTAGGTTTTAATTTAGAAACATCTTCTATCCCCAATGGATAGTTAGTTCTAAATCTGGGATGCTTTCTATCTTTTTTATTCCGTAAAGGAAAATATAATTTATATCTAGGTATACCACCTACAGAATCAAGTTTTATAACATAACATGGATCTTTAACTCTATAAACATATTCTTCTATAACTACTTCTGAATTATACATTGTCACATATTGTGCAGGAGGAAAATCGATTTCAACTTCTTCCTTTGTAAATCCAAATTTAGAAAAATATCGCATATCTTCTTTATTCACTTCTCTGAATGATGGTTCAATTCTACTTATATCAGATGGCTTCTTTTCATGAGTCTCAAAAACTTTTATGCTAGTAGAAGCCCCTTTTTCAGTCATTGCTTTTATGATAGTCTTACATATGGTTACAAAGTGATCTGGATTATTAGAATTTAATCCAAGCATGTATCCTACTATATAAAAACAATCTCCCGAATAAGTTGAATTAGCAAAATCATGCATCCTTAATCTAGGAATCTTATATGAATTAGAATATTTAAAACCAAGAGATGGATCGTTATCATTTCTTAAAGGATTCTGTATCTTCTTACTTGAATTGCTAATGCAATCTTCAATAGATTCTGCAGAAATTTGAAGAAATTTAGCAAATATCTCAACTTGATCTAACTCATTTAAAATATAATCTTTAAGTCCTCTAGAAGTTTTAAATTTCATACATAAAAAAAGAGGATGAATTTCTTCATCCTCTCATTCAAATTTACGTTAAAGGTTTACTTATCCGTTGATCAATTTCTGTAGATCAGGAGACATTTCTGATTCATCTGAATCCAGATTTGCAGCAGCACCTCCATCTGCATTAGCAGACTTTGCCTTACCTTTTGATAAAACATAAGTTTCCTTACCTTCAAAATAAATTGTAGGCTTAGGATACTTTTCAGAAAATGGCTCAATAAAACCTCTACCAATATAAGTAGGTAAACAAAGATAAGCCATATCAGGCATATGAGCAATTACCTTCAACCAAACATATACATGTTTAGTAGGAGTAGCCATAAATACAGGAAGCTGAGTTGAATTAGCATTTCCTGCAACACCAATCACCTTACCTTTATTAAAAGCATCAGCGATAAATTCATAGAAAGCTTTGTATGATTCGAGTCTTTCTTGAATATCTGCCTTTTCTTTCAGTTCAGGAAGTTTACTCCAATCAATAGCTTTGTAATTAGGAGACTTCTTAAATCCATCCTCATAAATGTGACGGATTCTGTCAAAAGAACCTTGAATAACGCCTTCGATAGTCTTATCATCTACCAATTCACCATCTTTATTCTTCAAAGCCATTGGCTTTTCAACGTGTTGAAGATATCTTTCAGGAGCATCTTCTTCTACAAATACTTGTTTAAAAGTAAATTGCAGACTTGGAAGCATAAAACCAGCATATTCGTATGTCGAAGGAACTCCCTTATCATCAGCAATAGGCATTTCGGTTTCAACAACCGTTACTGATTCAAGCATAGCCAAAGGAATGAAATTAGTTTTTTCTTCTGGAAGAAACAATTTCCTTTTTGCAACATCTTTTGTCGTGTTAATCTTCATAGTGATAAATAATTTAATGAAAAAAAGTAAAAAAATAAGGTAGTTATTCAACTACCTTAATTGTAATATTTGAAGTTGATTATGCTTCAGTTTCACCCATTTGCAAATCATCTGCTGGAACATTGTCTTCAGCATCTTCTGCTTCCTTACGATCACGAGCAGTATACTCAACCTTCTGAGGGTTGGTGAGAGCATAAATAACCTGAGCTTCTTCCATACCATCAAGCTGAACAGTTCCAGCTTCTTCAAGATCAAAAGCAACTTTATAAGCAGCACTGTAAGCCTTCTTACCACCGGTAGTAACACCAGTCTTCTTTGTATAAGAAGCGGTTTCTCTCGATACCAAAAGACCTTTTTCTTCAAGGGCTTCCATAGTAAGAGTTGCAGACATTGGATCACCTGTGAGAATACGACCATAAATACCTGCCCATGAGAAAGTAAGAGGAGATTGAGCAGAATCGGTATTTGAAGCAAGTTTAGCAAGTTTCTTGCCAAAACCCTTAGTAACAAAGAAGTGACCTTCAAGAGAAGCTTCTTCATCTTGCTCAATGAAAGTGATATTATCACCACTTGCAAGACCTAGAAGTTCAGCGGCCTTAGGAGAGATTTGAAATTTGTTTACGGTAGGAAGCAAGATGAGTTCAGCCTTATCTGAAGATTGTGGCTTAACATTGTGATCAGCAGCTTTTAGTCCGTTTAAATTGAATTCCATTTTGTTTAGTTTTTTAAAAGTTTAAAAAGAAAAGTAAATTATTTAACAGAATAATCATTTGTATTGAGATCTATAATCTCACGTGCTTCATCTTCATTATAAATATTGTTTAATTTATCTGCTGCAATAATTCTTCCAGCTATCATTAAGGTTCTATTTCGTAGATGAGTTTCAGGATGATTATTCCAATTGTCCTTACCATCTACTTTTTCACCATCATCTGTAACACCTTTATATAATCTTGCGTTTATTGCTTGTCGCAAAGTATAAGTTATTTGAACCTCTTGTCCAGTATTACGTCTAGTTAATTTTACAGTAGTTCTTTTATCAAATAGTGTTCTTGTTATTGGAATATAACCTTCTGCAAGTTTCTTTTTAAGAAATTCAACATTTATATCATTAGAAATAAGTATTGATTTCTCTGGAAGAGTTTCAAATGTTTCTCCTGAACTAGCATTTTTATATTTGTATATTGGAATAGCATCTTCAAGAATATTAACAACTACTCCCGCTTCAATTAAAACTTTATTAACTATATGAATTCCTGTATACACTACAATTTTATCACCTTTAGTCCATACATGGATATTCTGCATAGCAGCAGTATCATCTAATCCAAGAGTTCTTCCTCTTTTTATAGAGATATAAGCATTTCCATTTAAAGCTCTACCATAGTTTAATGAAGAGATAGGTTGCAAACCTAATTCAAAACCTAATAGAATACAACTAACAATATCACTTGGATTAACAACTCTTTTACCATCAACTAAATCTTCAAACTTAGATCTATAAGAACTATTCATTACAATTTCTACAAATTCTTTAGCAATTTCAATCTGAGTTTTAGCAAGTTCAAATTGTGCTTTAAATTTATCAGTTTGAGTTTGCATCAATTGTAAAGAAGTTGTTTCCTTCTTTAATTCTAAAGATTCTATCGTATCTTCAGATTCATCTTTTGATCTTTCTTCGGATTCTGCCATACACAAATGTAATAAAAATTTGATTCCTCATATATAATGTTGAATTTTTTTGGTCAAAAATCTTTTATCTCAATTTCAAAATTATTCAGTTTGGCAATCGAATTGAAAATAGAGAATTTTGAACTCTTCAACGGACTTACATTCTATTGGACTATTAACCAAAGTTTGTCTCCTTTTAAGTTTTTCTTTATCTCTACTAGATACAAGTGTTCCATCTGGTAGAATAAAATCATCAAAATACAAATTTATGATTGTAACTCTTTTATCAGGATTATCAAAGTTAATAGTCTTACCTCTTGCTGATCTTTGAGTGTGTTTAGATGGAGATAAAGATCCAGCAGTAATAATTACAGTGCTGATTGATGGAGCATTAAAGCCTTCATCTAGTGCTTTGGCTGTGACAAGATAATCTATTTGAGTTTCAAGTAACTTTGGTATCATGTCTTTTAAAGCCTTTTTACCAAATAATTTGATTTCATCTTTAGATTTCATCTTAATGAAATTCCCATCATATCCTTTAATTGGAATAGCTTTGATATAAGAATGATATACTAAAGATCTATCTAAAGACTCACCAATTTTATTAGCAAAGTCTGTAGAATCATTAAATATTAAAGTTTTACCTAAGTCTAATTTAGCCAATTCTATTACAGCTTTTAGTTTTTCGACATTATTGCTTAAAATAGCAGTTCTTAATGTTACCATATTTCTTAATACTTTTGCATCATGAAATATAGCATCAGGATTATACATATCATGTATTTCTCTTAATTTAGGATCAAAGAGATTTAAATCAACATTCCATCCATGAATTCTTGCAATAGCATTTCTAATTGCAAAAGCTTTTATATCTTGTCCAAATATCTTTTTTCCAGATAAACAAGATAGTATCAAATCAAGATCACCTTCAAATACATTTTCAGTTCCATTTAGAAATCTTTGATAATCATGACTATATTTTTTCATAAGGTCAGTTATCTTACTTGAATATTGCATGTATAGCAATTTATCATTCTCATTAAGTTTCAAAGCAACATTATATTCTTTATATTTAGATATCCAATTCTTTAAAATTGCTTCGTCTTCACTTATTTCATCTATTACTGGACAAAATTGATTCATCCTATTTTTATACTTTTCTTTATCTGGAAGAGTTCCAGTAAGCCCAAGTTTAAATATGGTCTGAATATTGTTTACCTTTTCATAGTATGTATCAGCCATATATTTATGAATTTCATCAAAAACACTTATATAAAAAGGTATACTGTCTATCAATTCGTAAGTTATAGAATCTATAGTTCTAACAAATATATTATCCGCATCTGGAAAATAGTCTTCTATTTCTTTTTCCCATTGTGATTTAACAATTTGTCCCGGAACTACGATTAACATAGATTTTATAGGAGCAACTTCATAATTCTTACTACCTCTTATTGTTTTTAAAAGAAGTATTGTTTCATAAGTTTTTCCAAATCTAGGAGGATGCTTAAATGTTCCAATTCCTTTACATTCTTTGAACTTATTTATTGCAACAAGCATTCTCGATGTTTTTAAAGCATCTTCATTCGTTAGTTTCATTTTAAATAAAATTAAATCCTTCTTTCCTACAGGGAACTTTATTGTGAAAATAGAGTATTTCGATTAAAATCGATAGCACTTATTACTTTCATACACTCATTATAATAAAAATTGTAATTAACACCATAATCATCAAATTTATCAACTTCGTAATAGTCATTAAATATTTGAAGATTTCTTTTACTTATAATCGAAACTTGTTTAACTACTACACCTTTTTTATTAGGTTTAGGATTTTTATATCGTTTTACAATATTTGAATTTGTAATATTTGAAATATAAAATCTCACATTCTTTTGTAGCAATTCTTCTAAATAACCTTGATCATCAGGATTGATAGAAAGCAATACATTGTTAAAAGATTCTTTAGACTTTTGACTTATGCAAAAATCATAAATATCTGTATTAGTATATAACGTTTGTTCAATTGGAATATCATTTGCATAATATTCAAACAATGCTTTAGATATGACTGGTGCAAAATAACCTTTCTCAACAGATAAGTCTGTTAGAAATAGACCTTTCTTTTTAATATCGTCTTCAGTTATTTCTCTATCTTTAAAATCTTTAATCGCAATATAATTATTAACAGAATAACATACATATTTAGAATACTTTGTATATTCTAAAGAGAAGTTAAACTTCTTTTCCCAAGCCTTACAAATTTCAACAAATTCATTATATCTTTCAACTGGAACTTTTGTAATTACTCCATCAGTATTGGCACTGATATTTTGAAAACCTTTTATTGCCAAACTTTCAATAAGTTCAAATAGATACAATTGACCGTTTATAGTTGTCGAATACATTGCTTTTAAATCATAAAGAGGACTATTCTCTTCTCCCATCTTACCGAATATAGCATTAACAACAATCTTCAATGCTTCCATTTCAGTCTCATACTTAGGCAAAGCATTTCTAAGTTGATTTATAATATCTTCACTTGTTTCTATATGAAGAAGTTTCTTAATCTTTTTAGTGATAGCTTTTGAACTAACACGTTTATTAAGAATCATTTCAAGAATAGCAATAAATGCTTCAACAACTAAATGTGCTGGAACAAATTTACCATTTATAATAATTCTAGGATAGAAACTTGTTACGTCTGCGTCAATATATAAAAACTTATCATTTGAAAGATATACATTTGGTTCATCATCTGAATGCAATCCTCCTTTAGCAAGCTTATATTTTTTATTATTAAAGATAACAGTTCGTGAGAATTTATCTCCAATATTATATTCGTATGATTTTAATTCACTTAAAAGTTTCTTAAAGTAATCAGTTTGAAAACTAATTTTATCATCAATAATATCTATAAATTTAACTTTATGTCGTATTGTTCTTAATTGTCCTAGTTCTCTCTTAGTTATACCAGTAGCGTCAGTGTAGAATTTAGCAAATAGTTTGTTAGCCATACTACTTCTAGATTCATTATAAACTGGAACATGATATATCTTCGATACATTTTCACGTAAATGTATTTCATCTATCTTAGTATGAAATAGAAGCATAGTTATAAGAACATCATTCATATTATAATCGAGAATTTTAACGATTAAAGGATCGTCTCTATAATTTTTAACATCTGCCAATTGTAACATTTCATGTGGGCCATAAGGTAGATCTTGAACTCGATACCATTTAAGTATAATAGCAATCTGTTTCAATGAAACAAATATCTTATCTAATCTTAATATCTTTTGTATATCCCAATCAGTAAAAGGAGATTTGTAATATTTATCAACATAATTAGTTCTAAATACATTATAAAATCCTTCACCAAAATCTATGCAATCAGCACTGAGATTATAAATCAGTGAAACTATGTGTTGATTAGTTTTACGATCATAACCATTTTTAAGTTTATTAAACATGTAATAAATATAGTCTAATATATTCTTATCATAATGATTACTATTGAAACCTACTATTATTTTATGACGACTTATGAAGTCATATAATATTTCTAGATCATCTAGTTTATCTAGTCTTATAACAAATATAATTGGATTTAATATCTTAAGTAACTCTTTCTTTAATTGAGAATATTTTGCTAAATCATCAAGTGTAAGATTCTTATTTTTTAGCTTTATTGATACTTTTTCATAAGCACGAATTATAGAAATCCCTTGATTCTTTATAAACGTAGCAGTAAATAAATTAGGTGCTACTTCCAAGTCATAAAAATATGGAACATTGTTCATTTGTAATATGGATAATACTTCTTTAAAATGCTTTCTACAAATGTTAAAGTTATAGTAAACTTTTTCCTATATTCAGTTTTAAGTCGTATCTTATTTAACGAAGGAAGAAATATAAAAGTTGTATTTCCAATATTCTTACTTGTAAAATATAATTTATATGGAGCAACTTTTATAAATTGTTTTATAGAATTATCACCAAATAGTATAATCACTTTAGGTTTGTATAATACAATCTCATCTAACAAATAAGGTCTACATTTCTCAGCAGCAATTTGCAAGAAAGAATCTCTAGGTTTACATTTTATTGAAGAAGTAATATAAACATGATTATTTAAAGAATGATCATTTATGGCTTTCAATAACATTCGATTGCTAGGATTATTTCCTTTCATCAATTCGTTTTTAGTTCGATCTGAATTATAAGGAAAATCAGTAATCATAAATATTGTTTTAAAGGAAGCCATATGAGGTTTAACAGGTCTAAATAGATTTGTTAAGCATAAATCACACTTATCACAACTTTCAATTATCATTTCACTAAATATCTAATGATTGCTGATTCTTGTGCTCTACTCAAAGCAACATATAAAAGTTTATTTCTAAGAGAAACATCTGTATAAGAATTATATTTTCCATTTTTATAATAATAGATTATATCTTGAAGATCTACAGATACATGTTTGTAAGTAGAACCTTGAGCTTTATGAGCAGTTAAGCCATAGGCATAATCTATACTTTTCTTTATCTTTATCTTTTCACCATTAAAATACAATGTTATGTCTATCATACAAAGATGCATATCTTTGAAAGCAAAATACTTTCTCCAATTTTTACCTCTATTTGTAGAATCGCTTGTTATTGCATTTCTATATAAATGAAAAAGTATATTCTTATATGATTTAAGAGTTTTTTCATCAGTATGGTCAACTATCTGTAATGTCTTTGTAGGAAATACTGCACCCGGTTCAATAAAATTAACAGCGAATGTTTTTAATCCAAAATCATCAACATAATCTCTAAATTGATATACTGCATAATCTGTGCTATTAGAAATAACCACATCATTGAATTCATCAACTATTGTGCAATATGAAGTAAATAAATCTTTATCTGTAACAAGTGGAATATCTCTACCCAACATGTGTCCTCGAATATATGTATTCCAAGTATTTACATTCCCATTTGTAAAAGAAATGTTACGAATATGATTTGCATTTTTTAAATTCTCATTAGTAAATTGATCTTCAATTGCTTTTGAATAATCCGCAGTATTTAGAACTCGATAACCTGTATTTCCTTCCATCTGCTCAGTATGTTTTAATAAATACCTTAGAGCATCAGAAGTATTATTATCAAGATCTGATCGAATATATTTAAACAATTTTAAAAGATTATTATTTTCTTCTTGTCGAATTATTTCATTCAAAGTATAAGAATCTTTAATATCGAATACTTTGCTTTGACGTTCCTTTACAGGTGGTAATTGTCCATGATCTCCAATATATAGAACCTTAAATCCATGTTTTTTAGCCATAGCAAGTGTAAGATTGTAAATTTGTTTAGGATTTTGCGAAGCTTCATCACATATTAGAACTTTACAAGATTCATATTTTGGAAAACCTAATGGATCATATTGTGGATTAGTAATATCAAAATCTTCAAGATTAATATTTAATCGTAGTCCGTGAAAAGAATGCATTGTAAGACCTTTAGCATTAGTCACTGCTGATATAACTCTTACGGCTTTATGAATTGGAGCTGTAACATAATAAGGAACTCCTAAATGTTGAGTTATATATTTGGTAAGAAATGTTTTACCCGTTCCAGCATAACCTTTTAGAATAATTTCATTTGGGCCTTTTGAACTCTTTAGACTAGTTAAAATTTGTTCTGCTACTTCATTTTGATGTGTAGTTAACATTTAAAAAGGACATTCTATGCGTTTAAAAGATTCAATTATACAATTTTTGAACTCATCTTCAAGTTTATATTGTTTCTCATATTCCTTCTTATAAATAATCAAATGTTCTGCCAATGTTCCTTTTGCAAGATTTTCACGAAATTGTGAAAAATATGCCATTGCTGTATAATGATTAACTTCTATTGCAATATCATGCTTATGAAGAAAATATATAAAATAACCTAATTGTTGAATAAAAGGCATTTTATAAAAGACCATTAAATCTACATTAGCAAATTTAAGATATGCAACAAAAGTTCTTAACGTCATCGGATATACTTTAAGAACTTCTAACATTATTTGCCTACTTCAGTTGTAACTATAAACAATTCGTCTTTATTAACATATCCATGAACCATCATATTTAGAAGATACTTTCCCCAAAACTTATGATAAATTTCAGGATGATTTATTTTTGATTTAAGATTTCTATTATATGGAGTCCAAGCAGGATATGTATCATTTGTTGGCAATACATAAACAAGTTTGGCAGTAGAACAATCTAAAGATTGCCATGCTACTTTTACAAGTTTATTTTTCATTTTATTGTCATAATCATAAGTTATATAAACATGATATGCATCATTCTCAAATCTAATACGACCTCTCAATAAATGTTTAGGCCTTTCTTCTTTAGGAATTCTATTCTTCCTTGTTTTAGAAGATTTACTATCTTTTGCAGAAGCTTTAACTGCTACTTTGAATGCCATCTAACAAATTTATATTAATATGTTCATACTTAATATTAGGTATAAGCACATGATAGTCTATTATAACTTCAATATCATTTTCAATATACAGACGTATTTTATTTCTATCTATGTTCACTCGAACATTTGTATTTGATAGAAAATGTTTATTGATATATTTTGTTAAATATAAATATCTTCCTGTATAACCATTCAAAGTATCAAATACTATATCTCCATCTATATGTGCAAATATATTTTCAAACATTTCTCCAGAACTAAAAAACTTCTTTAAATTTGAAGCAATTGTCATTATGGCATTCATATTGTTTGAAAAGTCTATTGGCTTAGTTACATAATCAGCAATAATTGGTTCTCCTTGATGATTTGTAACAATTGGTTCTCCTTTATCATTTGTGTGTTTAAGCATTTCTAAGTTTTTTTTAACTTCTTCAACAGAAATATTGTGAGCTTTTGCAAACTCTTCAATTTTTAAATCTTGTGCACTTTCATTAAATGCTTCAAGTGCATCTCCAATCCAATCTTTTTCCTCGTTTTCAATCTTAGGAGGTTCTACATAATCAATGTCAACATGTTCAATACTAGCTTTTGTTTCAACATTTGTATTTAAAGGATTCCTTATGAGTTTCAATTCACCGTATTCATCAATATAATATGTGTTAAAATCTATTGCTTCTCTAGCAACTTTAAAATATTTATATAACATTCCTGCATTTGAAAGCTCTCTATGTATTTTACTTAGTGAAACAAATTTAAACGTTTTAAAATCAAGAATTGAAATAAACTTTCCACATTTATTTATAATCTTAGCTAATTTGTTTCTCAGAACTAAATTAGTAAGATGTTCTTCCATCAATATGAAAGTTACTATATACTTTTCTTTTATTGCAATATTCAATGTAATTTTTAAATCCATTAGATTTGAAATTGTTTTTGAATTTAAAATCCCTTTTGAATTTTTACCTTTTATAGTCACATTTAGCACTAGTCCTGAAACAGAATCAAACTCTAATTCTTTAATTTGATCAGAGTTAATTCTTTCAAAATAAATATTTAGTATTCCAAGAGTTACTAGTGTATCATAAATAAGTCCTTTATTTATAAAATATAAATCCTCGATCTTACCAATATGAAAATCTTTTAGTGTTGCTAAAAGATTCTTTTCATCTTGAATCGCATTTTCATTAGGAATGAAAATAGGATGCACAAATGTTGCCATCATCAAATTTTAACTTTATATTTGTATGTAAAAGAATTTATAATCTCACCTTTGACTATTTCTTTCATTTCAATATTAGCATATCCATTGGACATATATCCAACTATTAAATATTTACAAGTAGTTTTAAGAATTTCTATAAAAGTCTTTAACATTGCATATTCAACATCATATTCATTTTTAATATCACCTGTGTCTGCATCCATTACTGCACGAAATAGTTGAGTTTTATCGGCAGTTGTAGTAAAATCTATAATTGTTCTGATTATTTGGCCGAATGCTATACGATTGTCGTCTGGTGTTTGGTAAGTCAAAATTTGACCAGCCGAAGCATCAAAGTTTAATTCTGTTGGCATAAAATAAAAATTTAGTAGGATTGTGTGACTTGCTTTGAGATAGTTAACCATTTGACCTGTTTTGGCCTATTTTGGCTTCGATATTCCTTTAAAATAATGATTAGTAGGGATATGAAGAAGGGCAGTAATATTTCTACTACCGCCCTTATCTTATCTCAAATGTTAATTCTTAAAACTCACAATGTGAACACTTGATATGAGCAAGAATATGATAATTTGAATCTCTCAAAGAGAAAGACTCTCTTTTACACTTCAATGTCTTACCAAGACTCCCGTCTTTAGTTTCAAGACGAATGTGGAAGATATCTTCACGATTACGTTTCACTTCCATATCGACAATTACACCCTTACGAGTTTCAACTTCATAAAGGCCATAAGGATCGATAATTTCGATGTCAGTAATACGAACAAGATCTTGTTCTTTTGCATTCCGGGGTTCTTTGATAGTATAGACTTCTTCAG